GAAGACAGATACATGAGTACATACGGATTCGTAAAAATAAACGGATTAGAGGAATTAGCTAATTGGGTGCTAGGAGACGGAACAGAAGATAGCTGGGAAGCGGAGGATGACTCAAATCAAATACAGCAGCTTTGTGATGCAGTAAAAAAAGGTAAGTATATTGTTAGTGTACTTGAAGCTAATATAGAAAATGATATTGACGTTAGAATAGATGACGGATACTATACTATTAGAGACATTAGCAGAGCAATAGATGACTTTGAGTATGGTAGTTTATCTCCATATGAAATGGTAAAAAAAATAAAACAAATAATAAGTTAACTTTGTAAAAAAACTTATGAAACAATTTGTTATATCCTCTGAAGTAAGTAGCAAAAATTTTTCAAACAATATCAGCTTAGAAAAAAACTGTGTTCAAGGAAAAAACAGTGATAAATCTTTTGCTGATTTTGTTAGTTATATTCAAGATGACTTAAATGACTATGTATTTCCTATAGTTAACATAAATACAAATTCTCTTGTACAAATAAAACCTATTGATTGGGTGGAATCAGAGGAATATATAAATCATGTGTTTTCTAGAGTTAGAACGGAGTATGTTGGATACCTAATACATTATGATAATTGTTCTGTAGCATGGTACAAAGAGCATGGCGAAATATATAGACTATGCGTTAAGATTGTCGAATTAAAAAATGATGAATGCGTTTTAGTATCTCAATTAAACACAAACGATGTACACATGCTAAACAAAGAAGTGTCCATGAAGTTTCTAGACAATTTGTGGTTGGTTACTCAGTTGTATGAAAAAGAAATTATAGACAAATACTATTACAATAATGAAAAAGAAAAAGAATTTCATTACACTAACTTGTGGAGGAATCATTACGAGAGAGAGTGTGAGCATGTAGATAATTATTATGTTTATAATCAAACAACAAGAGGAGATATAAAGGCACTACAAAATGCTACAAGAATAAATAGAACAAAGTACACTAGACTAGCAAAAAAACTACACAGCTTTAATGAAAAGCAATGTCCAGTAAATTATTTCTTTTCACAAGAAAAACTAGACTACAATGATTACGACATGAATACTGGAGAAGTGATTGAGTATACAAATAAAGATTATGCAGAGGGAAAGCATAAAGAAGACGCATTATTGGTTACAATTCTTAGAAGTGAGGATGATCTTTTTCCATTGTTTGAAATTATTTAAAAAAAATTAGGTTATAATCAAAATTTATTGTAATATTACACACAAATTGAACTAAATATAATATAGGTAAGTATTTATGGTTAAATCTGGAACATAAACTAAGTAATTCCAGAACGAAAGGATAAACAAAGCTTACCTTAATACAAGAGTTGATGTTAGGCGAAATCAACAACGTAATTAGAAACTGTATGGCGTGTTTCTTCCTCTTTTTTTATTAACTTAAATAAAGAATTATGGATAAAGAATATGGTAAGTTTTTTAAAAGTAACTACAAGTACCCAGTATTAGATTACAACAGTTGGAGTGAGTATGTAAAGCATGAGTATAAAAAGATGAGGGAAAAAAACCTAAAAACTAGACAGAAGAAAGAGAGAGAACAGCTTAAAAATACTCCTTTAAATTTTAACTGGTAATGAAAGAAGTACATGAATTAATTCTTAAAGAAAAACTTAAAGAAAAGCCAAACATCAGGTACATACAATGGTTGCAAAAATTAAACGAGGACATTCTCAAGCAAATCATTGTGAACAATTACAAGAAGTAAAGACGAGGAATAATCCTCAATAATTTTATAGGTGTAAGATACCTTGATATTAAATGTTTTGTCTTTACACTAAGGGAGTGGTTATAAAGGCATAAGCCAACAATACGTTAATACTGTTAGCTGCTCCCTTTAAAAATTAAATTAAATAAAAATGAAAAGATTATCTGAATACTTAGTTAACAAACTAAAAGAAGAACAGCATTTAAGGAATTATAATAAAGCAAATAGATTAGACACTATCGATCTAAATAAATACTTTAAAGAAACAGATAAAATAGAAATAAAAGGTAGATTTGTATCTGCGTGTAAATACGCATTACCTATACCTGAAAGGGTAATAATCAAAAATGATATGAGTAAATATAAATTAATTAAAAGATATGAGTCAAGAAATTGAAGTTCCAAAATATTATGTAGGAGACACCTACAGAGAAGGGTATTACCAAGCAAGGTACGTTGTAGAAGATTTTAATTGCACTTGGAACGTAGGCAATGTTGTTACTTATTGTTTACGAAGTTCTAAAAAACATGAGAGTCCAATAGAATGCTTGAAAAAATCCATTAACCATCTAAAATTTGAAATAGAAAGGTTAGAAAAATTAGAAAAGAAAAATAAAATTAAATGAAAAGAGAGATATTTGATAAGTACGCCACAGCAATAGCCGACAGGTTTCATCTAACTTTAGATGAGATGTTTGCTAAAACAAAAAAAAGAGAAGCAGTAGATGCTAGACAGATGTTGTATTTTTTGTCTCGAGAACGTCCAATAAGAATCTCTTATATACAAAAATTTATGGAGGACAATGGGCATATTGTTTCTCATTCAACAATTATTCATGGGTACAACATAGCAAAAGAGCATGTCGATAACGATAAAGATTATGCAGAGGTTGTAAGTCAGCTTAAAAATGTATAAATTAGAGGACATATATAATCAGGCATCAAAAGATAGTTCTATGAAAATAGAAAGAAATAATAATGTCAGTTATATAAATGTAGGAGTAAAAATAAGTAAGTATCCAAGTAAAACAGAAATTTTAAACTGTTCAAAAAACGGAGACTACTTTCAGGAAATAACATCAGACGAGTATAATATGTTTTATAATCGTGGGTGGTATGAAGGCTGCATAATTTTAGCTATCTCAAACTGCGTTAGAAAGTTAAAGATGATTAAGGTAAAAATGCAGGAAGAAGTAAATCAAAGAAAAAACGATAAGTTTATTAAAAATTTAAAAACAAAACGGGAGTTTGTTATGAATAAATATTCTTATTATAGTCAAAAACTAATTAAACTAAATAAAAATGACAAAATTAAAAACAGTAAATATAAAGGGTAAAGAGTATGTTGAAGTACACACAAGATTAAAATACTTTAGATCTAAATACCCACAGTACACCATTGATACCGATACAATAGAAAAAACAGAAGACACTGTAATGTTTAAGGCGGTAATTAAAAACGAAGAAGGTAGAATTATAGCTTCAGGACATGCAGAAGAGAGAAGAGGCTCATCATTTATTAATAAGACATCATATGTAGAAAACTGTGAGACATCAGCATGGGGTAGGGCTCTAGGAAACTTTGGAATAGGTTTAGAGACAGCAGTGTCATCGTATGACGAAGTGGCTAATGCTATTAAGAATCAAGAGCCTAAAGTAAAGCCACCAACTAAAACAACTAAATTACAATTAGTTATAGATGATAATAACTGGGATAAGGTTTTGAAGTACATGGCTCAAAACAAAGCATTAGGGCTAGACAAGTTAGTTAAAAACTTAGAGCAAAAATATTCTATCAAGTCTTCAGTAAAGAAGGAACTTTCAAAACACATTAAATAATGAAAATTCCTTTTAATTACACCGACAAAGTTGTCTCTGAAATTGCAGAAAAACTTAAAGACGACTCTTCATATTATGGGGAGTACGGTAAGCAGTGGCTATCTAATTCAGATATTAAATTATTATTAGACAACCCAAGAATGTTTGGTAAACCTCAGGAGGAAACAAAAGCCATGTTAGAGGGGAGGTATTTTCATACGGCTATATTAGAAAAAGAAAAACTTAAAGACTTTGACATTGTGGAGGTTTCTAGTCGAAATACCAAAGCATATAAAGAACACATAGCACATAATGACAATAAAATGTCTCTTCTTAGTCATGAGGCTGAAGCAATAAATGATGTAGTTGACGCAATGCTATGTAATTTAGAAATGTATGATGAAATTTACAAAGACGGAAACCAATATGAAGTTCCAATGGTTAAAATGATTATGGGATTAAACTGGAAAGGAAAGGCAGACATAGTTTGTAATGATAAGTTGATTGATTTAAAAACTACATCAGACATTAACAAGTTTAGATCAAGTGCGTACAGATACAATTATGATAGTCAAGCCTTTATATATCAAGAGTTGTTTGGTTTGCCTTTAGAATTTTATGTAGTGGACAAGTCTACTTATCAATTAGCTATATTCAAACCAACAGATGAGTTTGTTCAACATGGAAAAGAAAAAGTTGAAAACGCTATTTTTATTTACAACACATATTTCAGTGAAGATTCAGAAGAAAACATAAATCAATTCGTATTGCATGAAACATTATAGAAATATAATATGGCATAGAAAAATAATTTTTGTTTTAAAAGTAGTTTATAAGGTAATAAAATATTATCTTTCAAGGCTATCTTGGAAAAGAGAAATATTTATAGTAGAAGTTCCAACTACTATGGAAAACGAACAGCAAAAGCAAAAGCTAATGACTGAAGTTTTAGAAATTTTGGAGCAACAAATTAAATTAAAATAAAATGGAAGATAAAATTTATGTGGGCGGTGGTACCGAAAAGTTTGATGGTAACCTCATTTCTTGTAGTTTATGTTTAAGCGACCTTCCTTCTGAGCATATCTTTGAATATAGCGGAAAGAAATATATTAAACTTAATGTGCAAAAGAAAAAGCAAGCTGATGAGTATGGCAAGACTCATTATGTTGCTGTTGACACTTGGAAACCTGAACCCAAGAAAGAAGAAGTTCAAGAAGAAAAAGACTTGCCTTTCTAATAATTGTGAAGAGGAGGTCGAAAGACCTCCTTTTTTTTAATATAATATAATGGAGATAACGATATTTAAAGACATAAAGAATACCTCACAACCTTTTTACAGAAAAGTAGAATTAGTTTTGCACAGAATAGAGCAAGGAAATTCAAAAGACATAGTAAAAAAAATAAGAGCAGAAAAAGATAAAGAAAAAAGAAATGAATTAAAAAAACTTTTACCAGCAATTTGTTTTAGCGGAAAGTTTACTAAACGTAACGACTCATCACTTATCAAACATAGCGGCTTAATTTGTTTAGATTTTGATGGCTACAAATCCAACAAAGAGTTATTAGAAGAAAAAGAAAAGTTAGCTAAGAATAAATTTATATTTGCAGTGTTTATCTCACCAAGTGGAAAAGGATTAAAAGCTTTAGTTAAGATACCTGAAAACGTAGACAATCATAAAAACTATTTTAATTCTTTAAACAAATACTTTAACTCTCCATATTTTGACACAACATCTAAAAATGTTTCAAGAGTATGTTATGAGAGTTATGATCCATTAATTTTTATAAACCTAACATCAAGTGTATGGGACACTATTGACGCACCTGAGTTTGTAGAGTTTAATAAATACAAAGACAAACCAACTATTCCAGTAACAGATGAAAATAAAATTGTAGAGATTTTGTTGAAGTGGTGGGAAAATAAATATGGATTAGTAGATGGAGAGAGGAATAATAATGTTTACATACTTGCGGCTGCGTTTAACGATTTTGGGGTACCAAAAAATTTAGCTGAATATGTAATGGGTAATTTTGATAGTAAAGACTTTAGTATCCACGAGATTAAAAGAACAATAGACTCTGCATATGCACAAGTACAAAACTTTGGAACTAAATACTACGAAGACGAAGATAAAGTAAATAAAGTAAAGCAACAACTCAGAAGAGGGGTGTCAAAAAAAGAAATCCGATGTCAATTAGAAGACGAAAAAATTGATGTCGGAGATATTGAAAATGTAATAGTTCGTCTTGAAGAAGAGCAGTCTAATTATAAGTTTTGGACAAAGAATGATAAGGGTGTTATAAAAATAGTCCATATACTATTTAAAAATTTTTTAGAGGACAACGGTTTCTATAAGTTTAATCCTGAGGGAAGTAAAAGCTATGTTTTTGTTAGAGTGATAAACAACCTTATCGATCACACAACTGAAAAGGAAATTAAAGATTTTGTTTTAAACTATCTTTTATCTGTTGATGATTTGTCTGTGTATAATTACTTTGCTGAACACACTAGATATTTTAGAGAAGAATTTTTAACCTTATTATCCTCCATAAATGTGTTTTTTATAGCTGACACAAAAGATACAGCTTATTTGTATTACACAAATTGTGCTGTTAAAATTACAAAGAATGATATTGTACTTATAGATTACTTAGATTTAGGTGGTTATGTATGGAGAGACCATGTTATTGATAGGTCTTTTACTCTTTGTAAGGTAGGAGAATGTGATTATAAAACCTTTATATCTAACATTTGTGGTGAAGATAAAAGCAGAATAAACTCCATGGAGTCTACTATTGGTTATTTATTACATGGTTGGAAAAATTTATCTTATTGTCCAGCAGTAATATTAAATGATGAAGTAATATCTGTAAATCCTGAAGGTGGAACTGGAAAGGGATTGTTTATGAATGGCTTGTCGCAAATGAAAAAGAATGTCACAATAGACGGAAAAAGTTTTACGTTTGAAAGGTCTTTTGCGTATCAATTAGTTTCTGCGGACACACAAATACTTTGTTTTGATGACGTAAAAAAATCATTTGATTTTGAAAGACTGTTTAGTGTTATTACTGAGGGATTAACTCTTGAAAAGAAAAATAAAGACGCAATAAAAATACCTTTTTCAAAGTCTCCTAAAGTAGCTTTGACTACAAACTATGCTATTAAAGGAGAGGGGTCTTCTTTTGAAAGAAGAAAGTGGGAGTTGGAGTTGGCTCAATATTACACTAAAGATTTTACACCACTTGTTGAGTTTGGAAGACTTATGTTTGGAGAGTGGGACGATAATGAGTGGTGTCAGTTTGATAACTACATGATTCAAAATTTACAAATGTATTTAGAGCATGGAATGTTAAAAAGTGAATTTGTTAATTTAAAGATGAAAAATTTAATAAGAAGCACCGACCATGTGTTTATAGAGTGGTGCGGAATATTAGGTGGTGGTAAAATTAATGACAAACTAAAGCCTAACAGTAGGATATATAAACCTGACTTATATAAAGACTTTGTTGATGACAACCCTGACTTTGCACCAAGATCTAAAGATAGTGTTTCAAGAATAAAATTTTATCAGTGGGTAAAAAAATTCTGTTCGTATCATTATAATGTTGAGGCTGAAGAAGGTAGAGACTTAGGCGGAAGATATTTTGTTTTTAATACAGAAGATGAAGTTTAGAGACTATCAGGTAAGTATAATCAACAAAGGTGTTGACGTTTTGTCCAGAGATAAGTTTTTGTACTTAGCTATGGAGGTAAGAACTGGCAAAACTTTAACCAGTTTAGGTATTGCACAGAGAATGAGTTGCACAGACGTTTTGTTTTTAACTAAGAAGAAAGCTATATCAAGCATTGAACAGGATTATAAACTATTAAATCCTCATTATAATATTACAGTAATAAATTATGAATCTTTGCACAAGGTAAAACAAACTGGTTGGAGCCTAGTTGTTTGTGATGAAGCTCATACGTTGGGTGCCTTTCCTAAGCCAAATAAAAGAGCTAAACAAGTAAAAGAAATTTTAGTTAGATCTAAACCTTATGTTATATTATTAAGCGGAACACCAACTCCTGAATCATACAGTCAAATGTATCACCAGCTGTACGGTATTCCGACAAGTCCTTTCAGTAAATTTAAAAACTTTTATGCGTTTGCAAAAAAATATGTTTTAGTAAAACAAAGAAAAATAAATGGTATGTTTATTAATGATTACTCAAAAGGATTGAAGTCTATATTAGATGATATATCTCCATTTAAAATAAACTACACGCAAAAATCCGCAGGATTCAAAACAGAAACCAACGAAAAAATACTTTATGTAGAATTAAGTAGAATTACCAAAGGGTTAATAACTCGTATAAAAAAAGACAGAGTTATAGAGGGTGATGGTGAACTATTACTGGCAGACACTCCAGCAAAGTTAATGACTAAAGTGCACCAGCTTTGCTCGGGAACAGTGAAATTTGAAAGCGGAAATGCAATGACAATAGATTTTACTAAAGCAAAATTTATAAAAAAATATTTTAAAAATAAAAAAATAGCAATATTTTATAAGTTCACTCAAGAGTACAAGGCACTTAAAGAAATATATAAAGATCAGATTACTAACGATTTAGAAGAATTTAAATATACAGATAAATGTATAGCCTTGCAAATTGTTTCTGGAAGAGAAGGTATAAGTTTGAAGGAGGCATCGTGTTTAGTTTATTACAATATAGATTTTAGTGCAACATCTTACTGGCAGAGTAGAGATAGAATGACAACAAAAAACAGAACACACAATAATATATTTTGGATTTTTAGTAAAGACGGTATTGAAAACGATATATATAAAGCTGTTGTTAAAAAGAAAGATTATACCCTTTCACACTTTAAAAGAGATTTATTAGATTTGTAATATGACTGAGCAACAGATACAAAAAAAACGTATAGCTCAATTAGAAAGCGAGGGCTACTATGTAATAAAGCTTACGGTCACAAACAAAAACGGCATACCTGATCTTATTGCTATTCCCAAAGGATCAGACGTTTTGTTTTCAGAAGTAAAAAAACCAAAAGGTAAGTTATCTGAGCTGCAAAAATTTAGAATAAAAGAACTTAAAGAACATGGAATTCAGACAGAGATATATAGAGGCTAAGGGTTATGATGTAGAAGATTATTTCATGGATAATCTTTCTGAAATGAATTTATATGTAGCATTAAAAATAGCAACTTTTATAGAAAAAAATTTACAATCTATTGAGGAAACTAAATTATGCTCTAAAGTTTTAGGTGGTTGTGTTGTTAATACTATTGGTGAGCCAATAACTTTTGCTATAGAAATGGTTCGTAAAAAAAATTGTTACACTACCTTAACAGACATAACTTTAATAGATATGGACGAGTATTTAGATCTTATGTTATTAGATTGTTATATAAAACCTGTCAAATAATTAGGAGAATTCAATTATTTTTTTATATTTGATTAAATCAAGTATAAATGCCACGAGTAGCCCCAGAAGATATTTCAACCATATCACATATTAAGTATGTAAGCGAAAGTATTCATGACTTTGGAGACTGCTTGTATGAGGATTTAATGGAGAGAGATCATGAAGAGGCTAAAAAAAATGCTCAAAAGCTAATAAAAGTATTGGCTGATCTAATTCAATCCCTATCCGATGAAATCTAATAAAGAGTACGGCAAAAGACTAAGGTTATCTCCTGAAGAAGTTGACTATATATTACAAAAAAGAGCAACTAATCTAGACAATATAAATAACAATACCGCTTTAGATATGCATTGCGAAGAGCGAGGTATAGATAAAAAAGATATAGTTAGTGTTAAGCATTGGCAAAGCGGGAGCGGAGAGTATAGGTTTTCTATTGTAACTAAGGAAAATTTAGGATTAGATGAAAAACAATTGTTTGGAAAAGTAAATGACTTTATATCTAATTACTCTCCAGATTATGTTCCTCTTAAAAACTACAGAGAACGTAAGGATGGTCACTTACTGGTTATAAATCCAGCTGATATACATATAGGAAAGTATGCTAATGAAAGGGAAACCAATCAAGAGTATAATAATGACATAGCCGTAGCAAGAGTTATGGAAGGTGTTAAGGGACTTATAGATAAGGCAAAGGGTTTTGATATAGACAGGGTGTTGTTTTGTATTGGAAATGATGTACTTCATATAGACAATGTATATTCAACTACTACTAAAGGCACTTATCAGGATACAGATGGAAAGTGGTGGGAGCATTACGAAATAGCCTTAATGTTATACGTAAAGTGCGTAGAGATGTTAAGAAGAATTGCTCCAGTAGATGTTCTTCATAGTATGAGTAACCATGATTATCAGTCTGGCTATCATTTAGCACATACATTAAAAAGTTGGTTTAGAAAAGCATCTGACGTTACTTTTGATATCAGTGTATCACATCGTAAATACTACCAGTATGGAAGTAATTTAATAGGACTAGAGCATGGTGATGGTGCAAAAATGGTTAATTTACCTTTGTTAATGGCACAGGAGAAACCTTTACTCTGGTCGGCAACTACACACAGGTATTTTTATTTACATCACATACATCACAAAGTAAAACATAAGTGGTTAGACGCTAAAGATTACATTGGTGTTACCGTTGAATACATGAGAAGTCCATCATCATCTGATAGTTGGCACTCACGCAAAGGATTTACTGGAGCTCCATTAGCATGCGAAGGTTTTATCCATAGTAAATTATCAGGGCAAGTAGCCCGTTTAACACATTATTTTTAATGATAACTATTTGGCCAAGTTAAATGAAAACGTATTTTATATTATATACATTAAGAGATGGTAAAAAAGAGAGCGTTACTATAGATACTTATAGTCTATTTGACTCTTTGTTTCAGTATGAAAGAAACAGAGACATTGTAAGTTGGGATCTAATACGTTTAATTCAAGAATAAAACCTCAGTATTTTTCTGCATAGCTACAAGCTCTTGACATTTTTCATACTCCTCAGTATATATAAAATGATCTATTAAAATTTCATATACAGGATGGTTATTGTTTAGTATAGGCTCATCAGGATTATGTACAAAGTAAACATCTTCATCTGTATTAAAAAAGTCTTCTAACTTTTTTTTCCCAGTTAACAAAAGGTATGAGTTGTTCATGCACTTGTCCTCGTCAAACGTCATCTTTTCGGTTTTTTAGGCATAGTTGGTTTTCTTTTCCCAGGATTTGCATCTCTCCATCCTCTTTTATCACGAAGATACATCTTGTATTTTTCTAAAGCTTTTTCATATCTTAATAGCTTTTTATCATACATAACCTGTTTATACTCTCTGTAGTTTGTTTTTTTAAGTTCCTCTAACTCCTCTCTACTATATGTTTTTTCTTTTTTCTTTTTTAAGTCTTTATAAATATCAGCTAACAAAACTTTTCTAACATCTCTGTATAGTGGAATAAACCCAGTGTTTCCTAAAAACTCTACAGGTATTCTTTCTTCTCTCTCTCTTATTTGTCTTCTTCTGGCTTCTGAAGTTTTTCTATCAGGCTCAGTAAGTTTTCTTAAAGCAAAAGCTACTGACTTTACTGGTGGTGAGTAAGGCCCCAAAAAGTTTGGTGCAATTTTACCAGCATCCATTCCTTTACCAGACTTATAGTCTTGACCTGTTCTTACTAATGGTATAATATTATACTGGATTGCATCCCTATACTGATCATATTCTCCGTCACGAAGTGCGTCACCATACTCTGCGTTTAACATTTCTATGTTATAATTTTGTATAGTTTTAAATGCATTACCAAAGTTTCTTCCTACTATCAATGAAGTAAAAGTTGTTGCTAAAGCTTGACTAACCTGCTGATCAAAATCTTTTTCTTCGTCTTCGCTTTCTACACCAAATGCCTCTAACATTAATTCTCCTGCCACTTTTATTCCTAAAGAGTATGCTGTCATTCTTAAAGTTACGGCAGCCATTAACTTAGCACCTTCAGCTCTAGATATACTACTGTCTCCATAGCCAAATGTGTTTTGCATAACTCCTGCTAGACCAATTACAGATGTGTCATACTCCTGCTTTAAGAATGTAGTCATAAAATTATTAAAGTTTACCCAAAGCTCTTCCATTCCTTTAGCGTCTTTACCTTGTAGTCTTGACATAAAAGGATTGTCTGTGGCACCAATTAAAGTAACAAACTCATCCGCCTCTTTCATAGCAGCATCTAAGGCTTCTTTGTTTTCTGTTATGTATGCCTCATCATTAGCGGCAATTTTATTATAGTCTATATCCTTTCCAGTTATTTCTTTGAATGTATCAGACAATTTTCCTAATAAAAAAGGTTTCATCACCATCTTATCAGGACTACTTATTAGGGTATCAGCTATTAGAGCTGTAAAGTTTTGTATTTTTTTACCTGTAGCATCCCACACTCCCATTACTTTTTCTTTAGCTGCACTAACAAATCTTTCTCCTTTGTATGATTTTTTATTTAATAATTCTAGGTCTACCTTTGAAGACATTAAGTTAGTTCCCGTTACCCTTGTAATTGTTTTACTACCTAAATTAGTTAGCACATTAATTAATTCTTCTGTAGAAAGTTTGTTTCTTTTAGCAAGTCCAGACGCAAAAGTTTTTGGATGCACTGCTGCAAACATCATGTTTGATAAATATTCTACACCAGCTCTGTATGAACTAACTAACATTGTTCTATAACCAAGTTTTTGTAATGAAGATTGAACCATTTGCATAAAACTGTTTTCTACAAAATTACTTCCCAATACATTTTGTACTGATTGTCCGATTGCTTTGTCGATAGACTCTAAAAACATTTGTACTTCTGCTGGTGGACTTCCTTTGTAGTCTTCTATAAGTTTATCTTTTAATGCTTTAAATGTTTGCTTTGCCTTTCTAACAGGTGTAGTCATATAGTAATCTAAATTTGTAAACTTAGATCCTCTTTCTGATGCGTTAATTGCACTGGTATAAATTGGACTTACCAACCCTGTTCTTTCAATACCAGACTTAGACTTGGTAGATGGCCTTCTGTTTGCATCTGTACTATTTATAAAGTCGTTAATGACATCTTTATTTATATCAACTCGTTCTCTACTTTTTGGTCTTACAGATATATGTGTGTAGTTTTGTCTTGCTATAAATGCAGCGTCTCTTTGTTGAGCTGCGTAAACTGCTTTTGCTGTGTTGTCAATATCTATTTGTTGTAATATTTTTAAAGCTTCTTTTTCTTGTTTATTAAATTTATTATAGATACTACTAACACTAACATCTTTTTTATCATAGTCCTTTCTAATCTTTTTTAATACCTCCACCTCTCTTTTACTTTGCGGATCGTACATTTGATTAGCCTCTAAATATTGAATTGTAGCATCTAACCATTCTATAGCTGGTTTTACTTTTTTATCTGTAAGTTTATTGGTGTCATACTCAAGTTGAATTCTATAAAACATAAGTCTAGCGTCTGCTTCAGCAACTTTATTCAATGAGACAACACCTAATTTTGTGTATGCTTTTTCTAATAACTTTCTAGCTTTATCTCTTAGCTTATCTTCTTTTTTATTATTAACTTCCATTTGCTGTTGATTTACAGCCATGTCATTAAAGAAGGCGTTAAACATTTTCTTTGTATTAAAGTCTCCAAACAATCTATCTATATTATAAAGCTGACCTCTTTCCATAGCATTATAAAATTTTGATTGCTTATTAAAAGGATTGAAAGTTTTGAGTTTAGAATACATTCCTTCTATTGTAGGTAGCTTAATTTTTTTACTTTTTACATCACTTACAATAGGAGCTGCATCTCTTTGAGCTTTTATTTTAGATATTATTCTTGACATTATACCAGGAGCATAACCATTATTAATAGTATTAGCAAGTCTAATAATATTACTTAAGTCTTCATTAGGTAAACCTTCCAAAGCTTTCTTATCTTTAATTAATTTAGTAAACTCTCTTACATCTTCTCTTGTTTTTCTAAATGGGAAAGACAAAGGCGATACTTGATCTGTTCTTTCCTTGCTGATCTTAATTTTACCTATTCCTTCTAATAGTTTTTTCTTTTCTTCCGCCTTTTGTTTTTCAGTCTTTACTTTTTTAATTCTTGGATTGATAGTATCTCTATACGCTCTCATGATTTTTACATCATTTTCTGTTATAAGATCATTATCTAATAAAAAATCTATTGTCTTTTTATAAGCTACTGTTCCATTAGGACTGATAAGAGCATTATCAAGGAATAAAGCTATGAGCTGTGGTATTCTAGAATAAATATCGTTCATTGATTCTAAGACTTCACGAGCTTTTATAGCTACTAAACCTGCATCTTCAGCATTATCTAATATTACAAGTCTATCACCTAACCCATCAATAATATCTTTATACGCTTGATAAGTTTTTTCTGGCACTACAGACGGGTCTATTGTTACTACTTCTCTAAGTAAACTTTCAAGAGTTATGTCTTTACCAGAAATAGCATCTCCAATAATTCTACCTATGCTTCTTTTTAAATTTGTAGCAGCTCTTTTTGCTTTAACTCTTAACTTACTGTATTCCGCATTTCTGTCTGCGTCAATAAATATTTTTTTAATTTTTTCTACAGTTTCATTTCTTGCTTCTTTATTTGCAAAAGCATCTTCCTCAACTACAAGTTCTAATATTTTACCTAATTCTTTATTACCAAGTCTACCATCGTTTTTTAAAGTTTTTAAATATTCTCTTATTGTTCCTAAACCTTTTTTGAATCCTTGATTTAATCCTTTTAATATATTTGTTTCTACCTCTGCAACTAACTGAGGGTCTTGAGATATAAATAAGTAAGTTTGGTTTTCATCTTTTGTTTGAGCTTCTTCTGTGGGTTTTTTCTTACCTATTATTTTTTTCTTATCTATTTTTTCTTGTGATATATCTATAGTTGCATCTTCAGACTGTACATCTTTAGGAACATTAGATATATACTGACCACCCATAGCTGATCGAGCTGCGGTAGTCTTTTCTCTTTCTCCTAAAGGTGTTTGATTCATTTTAGGATTGGCAGGTTTTGCTTTAGGGTATATTTTTCTTACGTCTATACCATTGTTAAACACCATAATAGGTTTCCCTGGTAAAGAAAAAGGATAGGCTGGGTGATATCCAGGGTCATTTTCATTTAACCTTACCACCGTACCATCTTTGTCAAATTGAATTGCTGATACTACGTCACCGTAGTCAATATTTTTTAATGCTGGATCATTAACAATGCTTTCTATGTTACCATCAATAGTTTTAAGTGGAGCAAAAGGATATATTCCAAACTTTTCAAAAGACTCTTTACTTAAAAAAGTTTTTGCAAACTCACCTCTTACTTCGAAGTTTGTTGTTTTAAATAAATCTTGCAGTTCTTGATAGTCTTTAATTTGTGTTGGCAAACCTTTCTTTTGTAATCCTTGTGCAACCTTTGTAAGTTTTAGTTTCTGATTAATAAAGTCAACCATTTCTTTAGGTGAGGCTCCTTTTTCTATTGCGTTTGCTATCTCTGCATTTAAAAAGTCATAAAACTGTAAGTTACCTGATACTCCTGCTGGAGCTTGAGACATAACTAAACCAACTCCATCGCTTGATGTTACTTTTTGTAAAACTTTTTTTGCAGCTGTCTCGTTTGAAAACACCCATGCAGAATTACTACCTTGTGATTGTGAACCGTATGGATACATAAACCCACCATTAAACATAAATCTAGTTCCTGATGGACTCTCAATCATACCGTAAGTAGCTTGATCAGCCGCAAAAACAAAAGCATTTGCTCCTTCTAACTCATTTATATCACCTCTCTTTATAGTGTTTACGTCTATACCCCCTCTATCTATTTGCTCTGCATTGACTTCTATAGAAGGCCCATCATTATTTATATTACTCGGTATTGGCCCGTCAGCTCCTTCAACTGGTCTACCCATATCTGAAACATCAAAGGCACTAAAGTCTACGCTTTCAACTTCTGTTCCTTGAGTTATATCTTCAGCTAGAGCTGTTAAAAGTTCTTTTAAATTTTGATCAGTAGCTACAAAATCTCTTGTAACTTCTTTTATTTCAGGTGTAGAAGGAGCAAAAAAGTCTACTACTTTTTCTACCCATGTCTTAACTGTTTTTATTTCAGGTGCCTTTAAGGTGTCAAAACTTTGTGCCATTTTACCTATAAACTTCGTAAGAACTTCTTCATTACGCTGTCTTGGTTTATACTCCGATATAAAAAGATCAATTTCTTTAAGAAGCTTTGGATCTTTAATTTGTCTTTTTAAAGTCTCCGCCATATTTCTAGTAACATTAGTTAGTTTAGAAAACTGGTTTGCTAATATAGCATGAAAAACTTCGTGAGCAATAGTCTGTTCAGTTGCATATGGCATATTAATATGAATGTCATTTGAAGACGAACTGTAGTGACCTCTTGAAGAAGGTTTACTTCCAAACCCATAACCTCTTTGATAACTCTTTTGTGTTTTGTGCAGTACGATATTGGTTCCTGGCAAAAGTTTAGCCATTGCTATAGCAGCCTTTTCCGCTCTTGTAATTAATGCTTTTTCATTAGCCTCTCTGTCATTAAGATTACCATCTTTATCTTTTGTTCTTGCGTCAAATCCTTTTGCATATATTTCTGAATAAGCTTCATCAGGCCTTCCTTTACTTTCCTGGTCTTCTACAATATATACTCTATCGCTGACTTTACTTTGAACTCCTTTTAAAGATTTTTTTCCTTTACGTTCTGAATTTTGTTTTTCTTTAATTCTTTGTGGAAACTTTTTGTTTCTAGTAGTATTCGATCCTTCTCTATCAACTGTGTTTAAAATTATAGTACCGTCATCATTTAAAACTACTGTACCGCTACCAGCTCTTCTTCCATCCCCTTCAAGACCTTCAACTAATGGGGCCGCAACCTCATCAGTAACTGTTTCATCATCCGTTATACCACTTATCTTTGATATCTCTTCTTTTATTTCTTTTAATCTTTTTTTACCAGCCTCTGTGTCGTTACCTATAAAATTGTTTTTTTCTATTTCTAATTCAATTATCTTATCAATATTGTTTTGATTAGTAATGCCAGCTGCTTCTAGTTTTTGTCTTATATTCTCTCCTGTAATGATACGCATCTTTCTATCATCGTATCTTTTTTTCAATTCAGGATCATTAGAGATTTTATAATTTAATCCCATAAATGTTACATCGTCTGTATTGTCAATAGTTTCTATAACATCTTCTTTAGTTTGAGCAACACTCTCACCTTGTGCATCAATTAACTTATACGTTGGTGGAAATAAAAAGCTTTCTGCTTTATTTAACATTGCTTTTTTTACTGGAGTAGTTACTGGATCTGTTACTTTATTTATGGCATAACTTATTGGTGCCTTACCAGCACCCCCAATAGTTTCAAACCCTATCTCTCTTACATCTTGCTCTTGTCCTACTAATGCTCTGGCAGCTGACTCACCTACACCACCACCAATCATTTCGGAAGCTAAGGTTGTTCCTATAGCAGCCTTACCAGTTAATTTTTTTGCCTTTATAATTCGTCCACCTACTCCTAATGACAACCTGTCTATTATACCTATTGCAGCTCCTCTACCTACAGACTTTCTCCATATTCTATTAAAAGCATCTTCATTTCTTAAAATAGACTTTATACCATCTTCATTAAATTCTAAGTCATCTCTTTTATCTATTTCTTCTTTTATAAATTCAGCAAATGATAAACTAGATTCTAATGCACCTGAAGCCATAGCAAATGCTGTTCTTAATGTTCCTGGATTAAATGCTCCTACCAATGCTCCAGGGACTGCTCCTACTCCTCCAGCTATCGCTCCTGTACCAGCACCAACTGCACCACCAGCAGCTATAGTGGCACCACCAGCAGCTAAGGACGCAGGGTTTAATAATTGAGTGATTGTTTGTGCTCCTATCTGTAGAATAGCTGATGGATTTTTAGCCAAACCTTCTAAAAACCCAGCAAACTTATTATCAGCTTGATCATAAATTCTATTAAAATTCATCATCTCATCTGTAGTTCCTTGATTTTGTAATGCTTCTTGGGATTGTAAAAAGGCTTCTACCTGCTCATCAGTAGCGTCACTACCACTAATCATTAAAGCGGCTGCCTCATCAGCTGTATTCCCCTGCATAAGTCCTTGTTTACCAGCACGATATATATCTCCAATAAGATCTGTTACAGAATTTTTACCTACTAACTGTTCTAAGTATGTATCTTTTTCTTGAGAACCTTCTATAAAAAATTCTCCTCTGTTGTATAGCTCTTTAGTTTGGTCTCTTTGTTCAGGATTTACACTGGTAATTCCAGTATCTTCCACTTCAATATCATCAATGGTAAGATCCTCTTCTATTGCCTGATTGTCATCATCTTTAAATGGAAGCCCTGTTGTTGGGTCTATTGGAGCTGTTGGTTCGTTTGAAGACTCCGATGAAAAAGGATCCTGACTTGGTTGTGAAGGAGACTCCATAGGCTCCTGATCCCCAGTAGGTTCGGAAACGTCTTTTTTTTTTAAGCCATAGGCTTGCTCAAAAAATTCATAACTTTCAACCTCAAAGTTTGGCTCAATTACTTGCTCGTAAAATAACTTACGTTTTCTATCATCTTGAAGATAGGCGGTAAATTCCTCTATACTGCCTAATTCATAATCAGCAGCTAAAGCTTCGTATAATAATTTTATTGCTTTGTTGTTCATATATTATTATTCTGGTGGAACAGGTAATTTTCTTTTTCTCCTTTTAGCCTTTGTATCATACTTTTCTTTCTGTAATTTTCTTAAGTCTTTATCTACAGGGTCAATTAAGTTTCTTCTTACATAATCAAACATCTGTGATGTCTTATCATAAAAATCTTCATTAGCACCCATACCTTTTTTATCATAATTATTTAGACCCTTTTTTAAGGTATCTATAAATCCATCTCCATCAGTATCGACTCCAAAATATCCAGCTGGTATTGTACCGAACTGTAATGACTCTTTATCTTTTTGAGTAACTGGATCATTTTTATCATCGTTAGATAATAATTTAATCTTGCTCAATTGTTGAAACCTTGTTGGTGCAGTAGGATCTATGTTAAATTGCTTTAAATCCGCTTCTCTTCTTGGTAAGCTACTTTTTAGTGGTGGGTAGGTTATATTTTTATCACCCATCTCTACAACTAATCTGTCAGAACCATCATCTAGATACTTAAGATCAAAAGGCTTTTGTCCTGGATACTCTCCCCTTTCTAAATCAGTAAACATATTTGGATCTAACACTCCCTGAATAACATTACGAAAGACATCTCTAACCTGTGTGTCTGGATCATAAAGCATAGTTTTAGTAATATTCTCATCTAGCTTACTATCAATATAATCAGATGCACTCTTACCGTTCATGACTTGATTCTTAGATTTATCTCTTCCATATACAGCTGGTGAGTATTTAATTAACTCAAACTCCTCATCTATTGCTTGATTTACATCCTCATCATTTTGATCAAGCTGTCTTCTCTTTAAATCTAAAAGTTGTTTTTGATAATCCGTAAGAGTTTCACCTGGTTTAATTGATTCTACGTCATCTAGCATTACAAGCATTCTGTTTTTAACAGCTTCCTGAGCAACTATTTGTTGAGCCTCCCAATTTGGTGCGTCATCAACTGGCACTGGCATTCCTGTACTCTCATCATACCTTACAAGAACTTTAGAAGGATCTTTTTTTGCTTCAGCAAGACTGGTTGTTGGCTCATATTTATTACCATTTTCATCGGTTCCTACAATGTCTCCTAGTACACTAAATATTTTGTAGTCATTAGACAAAAATCCATTTACAGTTCCATTAATATAGTCTTTAATTTCTTTTGTTTCCATTGCCTGTTTTTGTCCTTCAACAGTCAACACTCCACCATCTGGTCTTCTATCATCTCCCTCACCCGTCATAGTTAAAGATGCAACAACTAATTTTCCTAACTGATCAACTGATCCTCTAAGGTCTGTATCTATACTATTATCTTTAGATACGTTTTGTATTTGTGTATTAAACCTATTAGATAACTGATTTAAACTAACATGACGAGATGGGTCATTAGACACTGCCCCATTCTTATCTCTTCTAAGTAAAGAAAGCGTTCCTGTTTGTGGATTTACAAAACCAGTGACTCCTTTTAAATTTCCAAACTCGGCATTTTGTTTATTAAACCAAACTTCAAAAGACGATGCGTCTCCATCATCAGCTCTTTTTACCATTTCAGCATAGTCTGCCTCCCATCTTTTACTTATGTTTCCAAACTGCTGCCAGTCTCCTAAAACTCTTTGTTTGTTTTGTGCAAGTTCAGTTTGAGAAATAAGTCCCCTGTTAAATAAATCTTGCTGTACTCTTAAAAATTCTGCTGAATCACCTGACATTCCTAGTGCTAAATTTTGTAAAGTCTGGCTTGTATACTCTTCCATTTCGCTTACCTTATCGGTAGCGTCAATAGTATCCTGAGCAATTTTTTCTCTTTCAGCCGCTCTCTCTTCTCTTATTCTTAATAGGTCTCCAGTTAATTTATTAGCTACAGTCCCCCAATCTACTGTAGTTTTTTGTAAATCTCTTTCAACGTATGTATTAAAATTTATATCTTTTCTAGCCATTATGATGGTCTTAATGAGTTCAACCTATCTTGAAAACCAAATGCATAATCTACCTTTGGTTCAAAATTGTATCTGTACGTATTACTCAAATCCATTTGAGTGTCAAATGCTGTAGGATCGTCTTCGACATTTTTTACCAATATAGGCTTAGATTCAGCTACTGCTGGCTTAACTTTTACAGCAGGTTTTATAATAGTTAGTTTTCCATTATCTATTTTATAATTACTTGGGTTTTGTAAAAATACATTTCTATCTATGCCTTGAGCTTTAAATAAAGCTTCATTATCTTTATAAGTTTTAGATAGTGCTTTGTCGGCTTCACTCATGGTGTTTAGTTCTTGAGCCGATGCAGCGGCAGTGATTCCTCCTATAACAGAATTTACAGCTCCTGCCTGCAACATACCTACCTGCTCATCAGCTTGTGCCGCTCTTTTAGCTTGATCTTGTGCCTGAGCTACATCCATTGCTGCTAATTGCTGTGTCATGTTTTCTTCACCTTCTGCCTTTAATTTGTCTAATTCAAACATTTGTTGAGCTTGTTGTGCTCTAATTTGTTGTGTATTTTCATTAGACGCAGCAGCTACTCTTCCTACACCTGCGGCTAAAGTTCTTGAGTCCGCCTGCTGTAATGCTTCAATATTGTCTCTTTGTACTTGTGCGTTTGCTTCGTATGCTTGGTCATATGCTTCAGTAGGAATTTTTAATCCTTCATAATAGTTTTTTTGTATTTTAGCTTTTGCATCATTCATTAGTCTTGCCGCAGCTCTATCTGCCGTCTTTTGTGCATCTCTTGCTTTTCCAGCTTGAACTAAATTCATACCTGCTCCTACAGCTGCCCCACCTAAAGCTATTATTGTTGCTGTTGTTAATGCCATTTATAATATTTTAATCATTTCTTGCGTATTACTATCACCCTTCATGTAACCTAACTCTTGGTATATCTCAATTAAAGACTTGCTTTTTAAAAGTGAATATACATATTTTTTTTCTAATGTTGTTGCTAAACTTGTTATCGTCTGCACCAACATTAATAGTGCTTCTTTTCTAATCTTTCTGTCTTTAAATTTAAAACTAGATATAATCCACTCTAACAAAACTACATTAGAGTTAGTTATATACATATACCCAGCACAAATTGGTTCATCATTATAATAAACCATATACCCCATGTCTGGTAAAAAATCTTTTTTAGGGGCAGTCCATTTCCAGTCTTTCCACCAGCCGCATAATATATCATCATAATCGTTATCACTTAGTGGTTTGATATTTAAAGCCATCTATGCAAAGATAATAAAATCTATGGATAACTTTTCATCACGCTACTACCTACAGAAAACAGTTCAACTGGAGTCGTGTCTGAGTTTTCTAGCTTAAATCTCATAAAATATCCACGGGCTCCATGCGACTCTGCAACAGGATCTTTGTAATAAAAAGCAAACTGATTTGGTGATGGATTATTTAATACTACTGCAATAGTAACAGTGTTAGTTGCTTGGTTAATAGCTGTAATAACTCCTGTAGGACGAGAAGATGTTGGAGTTACTTGATGGTATAGTGTGTCACCAACACTAATTATATTTCCTAAACTTACATTAAAGACCACATCTATTCCAACAAAAGCAATATTAACTGCCGCAATATCTCCTATACCGTTAGCAGATCTTAGCTTAAAGTTTACAGTTGTGCTTTTGTTTCTAATAAAAGAAAACCACTCGCCTTCTTTTTGTTCAAAATATGTACTGAGCATATTTCCGTTACCTAAATCCGTTTCTAAAGTTTCTACACCCCATGCAGCGTCACTCTCTAAAGACATTGTTTTAAAAAGTTTTATTGTTTGTGGTTCAACATTAAACACTCCTGTAATATTCGACTTATACTGTACACCATAATAATTGTTTCTAGTTTCATTTGTGTTGTGCCTATACAACTGGCCTTGATGAAATGAGTAGAAAAAACTATTCATTCCAATTAAATAATCAGGTATGAATGAATAAAAAGATGGCCATCCTTTTACTCCGTCACTATAAGATAATGTTTCTTTTATTGCCATATTAACAGTTTGCGTAAGGTTCTAGTTTTCCATTTAATTGTTGTCTAACTACTCCACCAAATGAATACCACCCATCAGCTGCTGGTACAGTTAGTTTTTGATCGTCATATACTGCATATGCAAAAGCAAAGTTGCTTCCGTCATGCCATTTATTTACTGTTGTTGCCATATTTTAATTTATTAAGGACATGATAATATACTTGTAACATCAGATGTTAATGATTGTATATACATCACATCACCATTTGCTAAATAATAATAACCAGGATCAGCTATAACTCCCTGATTACAAGGTATTGAAGGGTTTGGCCCTGAAGTTTTCCAAACCTTGTCTCCAACTACAGGAAAAGTTCCTGTTCCATTATGGAAATAATTAGTTGGTCTCATTGGAATACCTGCTCCTCCGTTACAAGCATCTACAAATAATCCTTGAACATCAGATGCAGAAAACTCAGTACAGTTTGAAGTTGGATTACACCCTATACAAGCATCGGTTGCGTCTATTGTAGAGTAACACATATCTTCATTTCTTCTATCTCTAAAATCCCAAACTAAATACAATGTTTGAGTGCTTGCCCCTATAGTAATTGCTGAAGAAGTAGCAGTATATATTTGATCTACATTGTTAGAATCAGGATTTGAACCTACAATCGGCCCTAAAGGAGTGTTAAGTAAAGCTAAATTAAATGTAGCTCCTGAGCTAGCTGGTAAATTATTATCAGGTATAACATAAAATCTATTCTCAGTATCACTAAAGACAAATGAATCAGGTGGTATACTATTTGAACGCATTGTTACTGTTGATCCGTCTGCTGGATACATACCAATAGAAGACTGTCCTGTGTTTATTTGATATGCACTAACATTTTCTGTAGGACTAAAAGATACTGGTTCTGACTCTAACGAGCTAGTTATTTGTCCGTTACTCCAACTATATTCATAATGAATAGTTTGAGGAGTATTACCACTTAACCCGCTTATAGGAGATCCTAAGACAACTTTGACAACATTAAGTGTTTGAGTTGCTACGCATTTTGCAAATAAATTATAAGAAGACTCTGCGTTAGGAGTTACTGTTATTGTGGCTGTTTTTGGAAAAGACTTATTCTTGTTTATTGTAATAACTGTATTGCTTGTTAAGTTATTATTAGTTGTGGTATTACCATCCCATACAACAACAACATTTACATCCATAGACCCTCCACTAGGATTTATTACAACATCAAAGTTTCCTGTTGCACTTGTTACGTCTACTGTTATTGAAAAAGGTACCGTTGTATTTCTTTTTTGTATTCTAGCACCGCACTCTATAGTTTCAGTAGTCATTGGTATAGGAGTGTTGTTAGTAGAAAAAACATACTCGTCCATATAAGGATCGTATCCTCCTAATTTTTGTGTAGTCAACTGATCTCCAAATTTATTTCTAAAATATGATCTCATACCATAAGTAGAAACAACTTCTAGTGTGTCGTTTTTTAATTCTGCTCCTGTTAATTTTATTATAGCACCTCTTTTTGTATCACTAAAATACATATCTCTACCCCAGCTTGTAAAACTTTCAGGATTAAAACTAATTCCATACTCCTCTATTCTAGCTATTTGTTGTCCTAATATTTCTGGAACAGAAACAATAGCACCTCCACCCGTAGAATCACTTATTAAGTTTTTGTTTGCCAATACATAAGTTATTCTATCTTCTTGTAATACTAATATATCTGTTTGCCTAGCGTGTAATTTCATAATAGGCCCAAATATTAATTCACAGTCTTTGAAGTTAACTAACCCCAAGTTAAACTCATTTAAATTATTTACATTAGAAGAGCCGCTAAATACACCGCTATATGTTAGTCCAGCAAACCTATCAGCTTCTTCAAATAATGTGTTGCTTACGGCAGAAACTCTTTCTCCTATTACAAAAAAGTTAGAAGTAGAAAGATCTTTATATCTAAAACTTTCAATTCCATTACCAAAAGTATAACAGTCTGCAAAAGGTAAAGTAATTATAGCAGGAGTATTAGTAGAAATAACTTGATTTTGTGAACCTGTTTTATCATTTGAATAGTGAGCCAAATCTCCATTAATATCTGGTTTTATAGAATAAGATTCAGAAGACTCATAAAATAAATCTGCATCTGCTACAGCAGGCTTGGTTTCAAAAGCCATAAAATTATTATTTCTATTTACAGTAATTTGTACCTCCGTATTTACAGGTCTTAAGTCAAGTCTAAGAGGCCCCGTTACTGGACTAACTACTGTTCTTACGTTTAAAAACAGCTCACTTGTAGCCGATGAATAGTTGTCAGATGTAAACCAAAACTGTACTTTAGGTTCAGGGCCAGCAGGAGGCCCTCCTCCTATTGCATATGCAGTAGGATAATAAATAGCTTCAGCGTCTAAACATCCTGTGTTTTCCATAAAGTTTTCAGGGTTTAATCCCTCTTGATCAAAAAAGTCTTTGAAGTTTGTTGCATCGCTAGATGCTGTTACTTCAAATCTAAAAGGAACTGTTTCAAAATTTAAATCACACTTAGCAAAGTAGGCATACCCTCTCCAAGACCTAAAAGTCATTTGAACATCTGAACCTTCAGGTATATCAAAAACATTCACAACTCCACTATCGTCTGTAGTAAAACATGGGTATGATACAGTTCCATACCCACTATCTACCTTTTTAGTTTCATATCCGTTATCTATAAGTGCATTGGCAGATGTTTGTGCACGAAATCCTTGAGGGCGTATCAGCATATATAAACCAGCAGGAGCTCCCGAAGGTAAATTATTATCTTGCCCTGTACCTGTCCCTCCTCTAGACTTTGCCTCTACTTCTAAAACTGTTGTAGTTATCAGTCTTGGAACAGTTTGACCATCTGATTGTATTTTTACTGTTAATATGTCGTTTTTGTTTACTATGGCTGTAGCATCTCCCTCTAATCTTACCCATGCTAAACCTTGATCAAATTGATCGGTAAAGATTGCATCACTATAAATTATATTATAAGCACCTAATGAAGGTTTAACAAAAAACTTATAACGACTAGCCCAAAAAGGCGGTTTATTGTTTACAGTTGCTACTATGGTATTTATACTGGTTGATTCGGAAGCAGGAAAAAATACTGTGTTATTAGGTGAAACAAGAACAGTAGTTGACCTACCAAAATCGTCCATATACATAATACCAGTTTCAAAATTTCTATTACTGTGTAAACTTTTTGAATTTGATACATTTGAAAAAGAGATAGTACAATCAGTAGATGTTCCAACAGGTGGAGGCCCTGCAAGTGTAATGGATGTAAAAGAAAAAGCAAAATACTCATAAACATTAACAATCGTACCCACTCCATCATCATACTGATACTGAACCGATGGTTGTTGTATCCTTACTCCTGTTTGAAAAGACTCTACTTTATACCCCTCTTGAGCTGGTATAGGAGCTCCTGTACCTGGATCCCACAAACCTGCCGTTTTAAAAACGTAATCTGCTGGATATGCAGGAGTAGTAGGTGGTTGTATTAATGCGTAAAATTGATCTGACAAAGAAAAGCCATAAGATGCACCAGGTGCAATAGGTGTTATAGTTGAGCCTGATGACCCTGGCACTCCAACGCCAAATGCTTCTTGAAACTCTAATGAATTAGTAAAATCAAAAAATGATGCGTAAGTATTTCTAGCTACTATTCTTACAGTAATTTCTGGCTGATTAGATAAAGTGTTTGTTTGAAAACCAGTGGGAAATAAAGGGCTTGCTGTATCTCCACCTAAGGCCACATATCCTGAAGATCCAGGAGCATAAGCGGCTGTTGATGTTATTTTTACAGATACAAAAAACTCTGAATTATTTAATATAGGCAGAGGTATATTAGAGTTTTGCAAAACCCATCTTCCGTATGAAAAGGGAACAGAAACAGGATTAGTTGAGTCTATTTGATTTATTGTGCCAGACGCCAGTAAATCAAAAGAAACTGTCTCGCTTTCAATAGCTACTGAAGACCCTTCTGTTGTAAAGTCTATAGGAATTTGTTGTCCGTCAGCCGTAACTATATCATACTGATCTATATAATTACCATATATCAATCTATTACCCATTATGGTTTGTGCTTTAGCAAACCTTGGTACATTATCATATAATCTTAACAGCTCATCACTTCCTAATACAGTATATATTTTTGAGTTTGTAAAACGAAATGTTTGCTGGTCGTTATCTGACCATCCTAAGTCAGACTTATCAAATCTTTCTATTACATTTATTGAGTTAGTTGCTGACTCTTTAAAAAGTAATTCTATTGCAATAACAAGAGGGCCACCTGTGTTAAATGTAATGTCAACACTATTGAAAAGGTTTTCCATTCCTTCATTATTTTGATTTGCCTTATCATATTTAAATTGACCTGGCTCAAAAGCTGGAGTAGTAAACAAAGAAGTAGCACTATATTCATTTTCTCTATATTGATATCTATATGCAAAACATATAAATTTATCTTTTATATAGTTTTCGTCACCTTCTACATTAGATAAACTTAATATAGGAGTAGGGAGCTCTTCTTCTACAACACCTAAACTATTTGTAAATGAAGTAAATCCAGGTGGCTTAACTATTACATTTAATTCTTCGGCTGTTATTTGGTCTCCTGCAACATTAGGTTCAGGATAATTTCTAGTAACATTTATTTTTCTAGGAGGATTAAAATCGTCAGTAAAAAATAACAAATCTTCAATTAAATCTATTCCCGTTATTAAATATTGTGGATTAAAATTTAAAACAGATTCACTTATTACATGATATGTTGTTGCCTGACTATTGGTGTTGTATGATAATATCATATCAACTTTATTAGTTGCCGACACAGCATTTGTTGGGTCGTGAACAAACCAATAAATATTTTCTTTTACCCCATCTTCAAACGCACCTATACATTTGGTGTTAGCCGATAAAGTAACGCCTTCGTGTGATATATCAGTTAGTATTGTGTTTCCTTTAGAGTTTTCAACTGCACCTATTTCTGTGTTTTCAGTTGAACCAAGCCTTACGTTTAATGCATCTATGTATTGTCCTTTAGGTATTAAGCGTTCATCAACGCTTTTATTCATTTTACCCGCTATAAAATTAGTGTTAATATCCATGCTATTTTATCCATTTATCCTGACCTCTCATGTTCATCAGCAATCTGCCTGGATGCATATTACTTAACCTTATCTTTGCATTTCTTAACAATGCTGACTTTTCTTTTCTTGCCCTATTAACTATGTATTCTTGTACGCCAAACTTACTGTTTAACAAAGAATATCTTATGTATGCATATATAAACTCTTCAAATAATTTATTTACATTTATTTCAGAATCATTACCGTTATTCATTCCGTCAGAAACATACTCTAAAACAACTGATTTACCACTCATATCAGAGCTAAAATATATAGCTCCTTCTTGTTTATTTATTGTAAATACAGGATTTACATTTGCTGTTTCAGTATTTAATCCAAATCTATCTCCTATGCGTCTTTCAAAATACCAACAACCATCTATACAATACCCCATACAGTTGTTAAATGGCCCTTCACCTAAATATAGTTTTGCCATACCACCCCCTTGTCTTGATAAATCTACTTGAGAGTTTTCGGGTTTAAGCACATTACCATTTATATCAAACAATATTTTAGCATTGTTATCTTGTAGATAAGCACTACTCCACATTGTCTGAATGTTTTCAGTCATCGGATATAAAACGCCATCTCTATAATAAGATATTCTTACATAGTTAACATAATCTTGTGGTAATACAAATCTTATTTGTGAATCTACGGTTAGCTGAAGAATTTTTATTTCTTTCATTGCATCGTAGTTTAATTCCTGTATTCCTCTTTTTGCATGGAACAATACCTGATATCTTTCTACGTTGTTCAGTATCTCATTATTACCATTATATATTAGCATAAAGTTTTGAACTATATCTTCTAAACTTACATACTGATATGAACCCCAGTTTTTTTCTAAGGGAGATACACCGTTGTTTTCATAATATTGATAGTCAGTAATATATGCCATATGTTATACTTGTATTTGGTTTTCTTGAACCTCTTCTGTAGATCCAAAATTATAAACGTCTGCCTCTCTTATTTCAATTCCAACATACTGACAAATCTTTGCAATTAACCCTGGCTCATCAGACAGTGGTAACTCAAAATCTTGAAAGTCAGCTGCGGTTGCATCAAACAAAGGTTCGCCTAAAGTAATGGTTGCGTAAGTCCATTTTGGAGCTTTAGGATATCTAACGTATTGTGATTTAATTGCACCAGCAGCCTGTATGCTACTTGGATAAACTGTTACAGTGTTTCCATCTAATACATACGCAGGAAATAATGTGGTAGGTGCTGTTAATGTAGAGCTTGTTAAATAAAACAATTTATTTTGACTTACTCTTTCTACTTCAACTATTGTGTTAGCGTCAAATATACTGTAATTTTCATTTGGCGGTATAACCGCTGATTGAAAAATATCTGTAGCTAAATTTAATGTAGTAGAACTTACAACATTATTTACAAAAGACTCTGTTAATGTGTCTGTATTAACCACCAAACTTCCTGTTGCTGGAAAAACTGTAAATCCTGTTACACCTGTGTCAAAACGAGGTGGTGATGTTTGTCCTATTAACGCTGCATTTATAAGTTGATTAGGGCTTGTTGATGTAGTAGTTCCAGATGTTAATAGTCTAGGGTAGTGGAATATTTTATTTATTAAATAATAATCAGATGGTAGAGTCCATGTATTTGCACCACTAGAAGTTAAAAATGTTTGTACAGAGAAAGAATCAATTACTTCTTCTAAGCCTTTTACTATATCTGCATAACCAGTTCCCGACTGCCTTAAGTTTTCTCTATTTATATATTGATTGTATTGGTAAAAATAATCTTCAAATAAATCCATCTGTGCCTGTTGAGCATACAGATTGAAGTCTTGAGGAGATAAGTATCCGTAATTATTTTTATTTATAATCGCCAATACTGTATTCCTTACGTTATTAATCATAGCCATAGAAAATACATTTTAAATATTTACAAATATAACAAAAAAAAAGAGGTCACTTTTTTTGTGACCTCTCTTAAATACTTAAGATTTATTGTTAAGCTATTGCAATTCCTGTAATTGTTGGAACAGCACCTGCTGCATCCTCAAGACCTGCTAAACTTAGTCTAAACTTCGGAGAAGTCCATCCTGTTTGTAAAGCTGTTATCATTGCATCTTGAACTGCATCTCTAACACTAACATCATTTGCAGCCATAGCCGCTCCTAATGTTAATGTAACTATGTCTTGTGCAGCTGCACCACCATAAGTTAAAGTAACTGTAGTTGTGCTTGCTTGCTCAACAATAATTACTCCATTAATTGCTACTAATTGAAAAGTCTCCCCTGTAGCTGTAATAGGGATTTCTAGATATTTAATCATTTTGAAAAATTTTAAGTTAAAAAAAAATATTACTTGTAGTGCAAATATACCTAATCTATTTGTCTTTCTTCAAGGATCTTTTTAATAGCTTATATGTTTCAATACCTTCATCAGATTGCATATAAGATGCTACAATATAATACGGCTCTTCTCCAAAAGGAATTGTTAACATTTTACTTTTGTTTTTAGGTAAATTAAAATACACATCTTTATTATTATTCCTATAAGTTAACAATTGAGCTTCAAAAAACTGTGCTACATTATCAGTCATCTCTAGCATTGGATCGTCTAGTATTTCTAAAAACTCATAAGGATAGTGTTTAGCATACATCAACACATCTCTTTTAAGTTCAGGGATAGACATTTTATCTACCGATCCACCTAAAAACACTCTACATACAGTAATAAGTTTTTCAGTTTCTAGTCCTCTAGCTAAAATTTGTGCGTCTAACTCTGCTTCTACATTTTCTAATTCTTCTTTAGCTTCTTTCTTTTTATTTATTTCGTAAAAGATCGTTCCATTACCAGGGTGTAAATGTAAAAACTTTTGTAGAACTTGATTTTGTTTATTAACAACCAGCATTCCTTCTTCAAATACTATTGGTTCTAATATTGCATTACCATCTTGCTCATCTTCAAACGGGCTTTTTTGATTTCTTGCATAACGAAGAGGTCTGTTAACTCCTGTTTCTTCATCAAAATATAATAATGGGGATCTTTTATTGTGGCGTGAGGCTAACATAAAAGCTAAGGGTCTTTTATTACTCACAAGTCTATAGACTTTATTTTCAAATATTGGTTTCATTTTATTTAATTTTAATTTAAGTTAAAAGAAAGGGGGGAGGTTGTCCCCCCTATTCTAAGTAATTATACTACCTGCTTATTGCTGGAATATAAAGAAGTTATTCGCTCCTAAAGTACATACAGCTCTTTCAGATAAGAAGTTTACTGTCATAGCATCAGTCGTGTTTGTTCTTGCACCACCAGCAGAACCAGTAATCCAAGTTTTATAACGTCTGTCTTCTGTTTCTGAAGCTCTATATCTTACATGAAGGAATGGTCTCTTTGCATTCTTTCCTAAGATTTGGTCATATACAGTAGTTGAACCAGCTGGAACCATAAGTCCATTAACTCGCCCACCTTCTATATCACCTCTCATTGTAGGATCATTTAGGTATTTCCAGTCAGACTTGTAGAAGTCATATCCTCTACGGAATCCTGTGAATCCTAAATTTAAAGCCATCTCTTTGTCATTATCAAAAAGACCATATGAAGTACCACCTGCTCCGTAAGAGTTTTGTGCTGCTAACATATCATCAATATCAAATGAGAAATTTCTGTTTACAAAAAGAACATTTTCTTCGATAGAACCTTGTCTGTCTAATCTCTGAATTACAGAATCAAAACCTGCTAAAGTAACTGGGTTACCACCACTCCATACGTTTCCTCTGTTTTCAACTGCCCAGAAAATACCATCAGATCCAGATTGGTTTGCTACTGAAAGACCAAGACCTACATTTTGAATGAAATCTCCTGCTCCAGAAGCTGCATCCGCTGGTACAGTTTCTACCATTGCAGTTTCTAGGTAATCTTCGAAACGTAATCTAGTTTCATGCTCTGATTTTAAATACCATAAGTATCCGTTTGCTCCATTTTCAGTTGTAACTTCAATCCAACCGATCTGAGCCATATCAGAACCATTAACTGTATACTGATCTTTAATAATAATAGGCTTGTTGTCAAATATTAAATCTTGAGATTCGTTAGAACCAACCATTCCAGGTGTTCCTTTTGCGAATTCAGATCCATAAATAAACATAGAAGCTGTTGTTCCTGCTCCAGCCCACGCTTGTCCAGTAGCCTCATAGTATCCAACTGTGAATACGTTTGGTGCTGCTGCTGTAGGTGCTACAGTAACTACTGCTTTATTATATAAAGTCGTTCCATTTGTTTCAAGTGAAATCATAACTGTCTGACCTTGTCTTATTGCTGCAAAACCATTTGCTGGTGCAGATGACGATGGTGGAGACGGTGGATTTACTTGTGCTAAAGGAATAGTCCATGTTGCATTAACAGCTCCTGCTGCTGCTGGAGTTGTCATTGCTGTATACTTACTATGTAATCTTCCTTGTTCTGCCCACTTAATCAAATCTGAATTAGTTGGCATTTCAGCTCCTACCATTCTTAAGAATGATGCAACTGATCTATTTCCATAACGCTCAAATTCTTTCTCATAAGTATCTGGTAGATACTGACTTAGAAAGTCAAAGTTTGTTATGTAGTTTGTTCTCGTGGCTACTTGCTGTGCACTTGGCTGCAAGTCAAAGCCAGGGACTGCTTGTACTGACATAATTAATTTTTTTTAAAATTTATACTCGTTTTATACTTCTAATTTTGAGTCCTCTTCCACTATCATTAGATTTTACTGCTCGTATGGTTCTTCCGTCTTTTGTTACGCTTTGTTGTGCTTGTCTAATATCCATATTAATGTTTTTTGATTTTTTTGAAACATTATCTACAGTGTCAGACACACCTTGGTCGTAAAAAAACTTTGCATACTTTTCTGGATTCATTGCCATAGATAAAGCTCTATGGTAACCTGCTGCGTCTTTCATCAAACCATCGCTGTCCATATATTTATTTAAAAATGTATTAACATCTGATTGCTTGTTTTTTAATTCAGCCGCATCTCCAGGTTTAAAAGTAAAACTCTTTTCCCCTACATTGAACTCAAAACCTTTGAACTCATTGCTGAAAACCTCGTCAGTTTTCTTGAGAAAATAATCGTATCTTCTAGCATTAGCCTCTTTTGCAGTATTAGATTTCTCTATGTAACTTTTATAAGCATTTAAACTTTCTTTGTCTGTGTCAGATAATCCACTCCCACTTGACTCAAGAGGAATTTTATACTTATCTTTCTGTTCATTGAAATATTTTTTTGCTTTCGCAAGTTCTCTTTTTTTAGCTAAACTTAATTTTTTAATAGTTTTTGGTTCATCTATCTCATCATCATAACCAAAGTTATCATCAATTAAATCTTGAATATCAACAGCATCTAAACCTTCTTCAGTTGCACTATAATATTCTGCTAATAGTTGATCAGAGTCCATGGCATCAAAGTCTTTTTGTAATTTATAAAAGTCTTCTATACCACGCCCTGTTTCTTTTTTATACTCCATATATGCAGAAACATCTTCTGGTAATTCTAGGTTTGCATCTTTTTGTGCAAACAATTCATCAACAGATGATATCTCTTTATCATACCTGTTTTTAATATATTTAAGAACGTCTTCGTCACTTAACTCTGACGATGGAGTTATTTTTTCTTCAACAACCTTATCTTCAGTTGCTTGTGGTTCCTCGTTTACAGGAACTTCTACTTTTTCCGTTTCATCAACTTTTTGAACCTCTTCAAACTTTTCTTCATGCTTTGCTAAAAGCTCTTGTTCAATCTGCTGTCTTGATTTTTCTTCTTTTGTAACTTCTTTTACTTTTATTTCCATTTTATTTAATTTAATTTATACAAAGTTAATAATAATTATACACCTTTTTTAAGGCTATCTTGGGTCAAACTCAGCCATGTCAAAACCATCTAAACTATCCTCATTTGATTCAAAAGTTATAGGAGGTAAATTGTTTTTTCTCTGAGTAATCATTTGTGATTGTTGAGTAGACTGTTGAGTAATTCTTTTATCTTTAGCCTTTTCTCTATTTTGTTCTCTAGCGTTAATTGCCATCTCTTCTCTTCCTTTTATTTGCATTTGGAATTGGAATTCAGTCAACATTAATTGTTCTTTTAATGCAGCTTCATTTTTAAGTTTTTCTATTTCGAAACCAATCTCTGCTTGTTTAACTTGCATTTTAGATTGAGTTTCCATTTGTATTTTTTGCATTTGAATTTGTGCAGCTGCCTGTTGAGATTGCATATTGTTTTGTTGTTGCATTTGCATCTCTGTTGCTTTTTGCTGTTGTTCTTGTTGCTGTCTTTGTTTACGTTTTACTTTTAAAAGTTGATTAGCCATTTTGATATTTTTTATTTCTCTAATATCAATAGCGTCTTCTAAATCAATTCCGCCTTTTGACAAAGCCATTTGTATGTTTTGCTCTAACATTGCCTTTTGTTCTGCATCTGGAGACATTTCGATAAATATACCAAAGTCGTATAGATATAAATTTTTAATATCATCTAAAAGACCTAAATTATATTTACCAATTTGCATTGCAAACTCGTCTGCGAAATCAGAATATTCTAAAACATCAGCCGCCCTGATTGATAAAGCTTCAGCAAGCGTTTGAGTTAAAAACAAACTTCCTTCTAAAATATGTCGTGTTGCAGTATTAGAATTTAGAGCAGCTAACTTTTGTACACCAACTAATGAATATGCATCTGGAGTTGAGCCATCCCTAGCTTCATTTAGTCCTGTAACTTGTCTAATCATATCTAAATAATGATTATAATTTCCTATTAACATTTGCATTTTTTGTGAACCACTAGAAGACGTTAATTGTGTAATCGGAACTCTTGCCTGATTAAAATCTCCGTCTTGTGTATAGCTTCTTCCAACAACACTACCAGTTTGAAAATATAGTCGCAAAGCGTCAGATGGATCATATGCATTACCCGTTCCCAAATCTACCTCGTTCATTCCGTCAGCGTCTATAAATACTCCATCTGGAACAACTTTAGATATTACTTGTTGTAGTTTTAAATGAGTTAACTGTATTAAATCAGCAAAAGGAATCATTCTTCTAACTAAAGACTCTATATTTCCTTTATACATTCTTGGTGCAGTAGCAACATAATTAGGCATTGCGTATTGACTTGCCGATTGTGGTCTTACCATATTCTTAGCAAGCTCCCATTTAAGTATAATGTTTGTTCCCATAACCATAACACCTTCATACCAAACGTCAATTCTTTTTTCTACTCTTTCAAATTTACCTTCCTCCATCATTTCTTTTGGTGGGTTGAACTGATCGTCTTTAGGAACCGTTGTGTAATTTCCTTCTGAAGTTTGTTTTTTCTTGTACACAAAACTTTCTGTTGATTTGTAGTTAAAATATAAAAGAGTACAAGTGTCTCTATAGAACATGCTGTTTTCATACATTTGAGCTACATTGTAATAGTCATACCATGATTGACTATACTTAGAAATTTCCCTCATATCTTCCTGAGTTAAATCAGGATTTATTTTTAAAACCTCTGTAATAGGAATTGTTTTAATTTCTCCCCAGTAAAAACAATCTTTAAAATACGGATCTTCTGTGTAACTATAAACGACATTGGCTGGGTCTACATATTTTACTTTTATACCATCGCCTAACTGAAACTCATGCTTTACCATTGAAATACCTAAAGTCATTAAATCCATATCACATCTTTTACGAGTTTGATCGTAGTGATTTTCTTCAAGCAATGTGTTTATTGCAATTTCATTAGCCATTTCAACAGCTGGCTTGTAATTCATTTGCATGTAAAGCTCCATTTCCAAATCACTTTCAGGAAGCTCATCAGGGTTTACCTGAAAAACATCCATTCCAAAGTCTTGTTCTATTTGTTTAAATAATGGTTTTGCAATTACATTCGTTTCAACCATTTGCTGAAACTTACCTCTTTTTTCTGATGACATTGCATCTTGTGCATATGCCTTCACAGTAAACAGTCTGTCACTCATCCCATTTACAACTATGTCTACAAACTTTGGAATTATCGGAACAGGTGTCCAGTCTAAGTTTAAATAAGATAAATCGCCATCTACAGCTAATTCATTTTTATATTTTGCAATCGACTGCTCTCCCCTGGCATATAATCTTAATCTGTTAAACTCTAACCACTGACTGTAAAACCTGCATTGATTAACTCCCTCTTTTCTAAACCATTCATATTGAATAGCCTGCCCTACTTGTAGTCCAAACTCTTTAGTTTTTTTTTCTGAATCAGGTGCGAATTGATCGGGAAATGATGCTGATTTTATATCAATAGTTACGTTATCCATTATCTTATTATTTGACTCAAGGAATTCTTGTTGTTATATCGTGCAAAGTTAATACTTATTTTTGATTTTTGTTTAGATGGTGTGTATAAGTGCTTCTGATTAGCCATGATAGCTAAACCTGAGCTAATAGCAGCATCAAACTTAGTTCTTTTGGTAATATCAAATTTTGCCCAGTCTATTAAAGTTTTCTGAAAAGGCATGTCACCAATAGTTTCTGGGTCTCTATAATGACCTTCAAAATCAAATCCTATATACTTTTCTATGTAAGATTCAATTGCAGCGGCATGAGATTGTTTTACATCTTCTGAAGTGTTAGGTATACCACCTAACTCTCTTTCTGTTTTTGATAATTTGTTAAATCTTTTGTCTGGTCTATTCATACTATAACCTCTATACCCTCTATTTTTAAAATGATACAATAATCTAGGTTTGTTATTTTCACACAATATAGGCATTCCATAAAAAACACAAGCCATTAAAACTTCTTCAAAAAATATTTCAGCCGTCTGTGGTCTGGCTATGTATTCTAAAAAAAATGTATTAGAAGGAGCGTCGTCCATATTAAACTTTGTTAATCCATGTAAAGCCCCATTAGAACCTTTACCAACAACTACTCCAGAAATATCATAAGAGTCACAACCAAAAGACCCTAGATGTTCGTTAGCAGGATACTTAATTCCATTACGAACAATTACTCTATTTTGTAAACCGACTCCTGGAGTCCAAGATACTAAAAATCTACCACTTTTATTTGGGCTAAAAATTACCTTAGTATCCTTTACACCATCCTGCCAAGAAAAAGATCCTCGAGTTATATGCTGCCCTAACATCAACGAGTCATTATAATCAATTTGTTGGTAAATTTTTGTTAAATTAAACAATGACTGTTTAGACTCATCCCTAAAAGCATGAGACTCTGTTCGTGGAAATTGTCTGTAAAATTCATTTAATGCATCAGGGTCGTTAGCTAAAGAAGAAACTTCGTTTTCCCAATAATCAATAGCACCAGTTGTTATGTCTTCTCCGTCAATTCCAATAACAGGAGTTTCAGGAGTATGTAAAACAGGCATACCATATTTATCTATATACCCCTCAAAATTCCATTCCATTGGAATAAATAAATTATATAATCCTGATTTTGTTTGTCCGTTTTGATTTCTTTTACCTCCATCAGAATCTTCAAAAAGTTTTTTAAAATTTTCTCCACCCTTATCTAATGCGTTAGACGTCGATCCCATCATACATTTACCAATAATTTTGCTACCAAGTCTTAAACAAGTTTTCGTTACCCTCCAGTTGTTTAATATATTTTCTGGCCTTTCCCACTTACCACTTTCATCATGTAACAAATATTGTAACTTCTCTCCATCATAAGAGTTATCTGAAGTATTTTTCCAATCTATAGTTGTATCTAATCCGTCAAGCTCCTCAACACCAACGTCATACATATTTTTTTTAGTAATCTTAGATGCAGGAACTCGATAAGCTAATTCTGTTTTTGGCTTATCCATACCATCTTGGATGGGTTTGAAAAAAAATGGATAATTGTTTGAGATAGGAACTACTTTATCAGTAAACATTTTTTTAGCATCAGCTCCTGTTTTAGACAATATACCTATACGAGCATCTCTTGTTATTGTAGCTTGATTTACTCCCTCAGAAGAACTCATAAATGAAAACCCTGAACGTCTTATTTTTAAGTAACACATTCCAAAGCTTCTTTTATCAGCTTTACATGCCTCCCAGAATAAATAAAAAATTCTATTTGCTTCTCTAAAATCTGGATTACCTACATCTATCTTAGTCCACTGTAAATACATATAATGCGTTCCTGTAATGTAAGTAGGAACTCCGTTGTTTTTAAACCAATGCCCTTGCTCTCTTTTATCAAATTCGCTTTCTATATAATCAACCCATTCTGATTTGAAATGCGGTGGAGCTTCATGCCATTGAAAAATAGTCTGTATTCTTTTTAATATTTTAGGTATTGGAGTTACCTCCCAAGTTTGATCTTCTTTTTTTTCTTTATCATTAATAAATTTTACAGGAGCCTTAGGTAATCCTATTTTAATATTACTTACTTCATAAACCTCACCAAGAGTTCCATCTTTCGAAATAATAATTACATCGTATTTTTCATTATATCCATACAACCATGTTTTTGCTCTATTTTTATTAGCAAGAACAGATTTAGGAATATAGTTTTTTAATACCCTATAAATACTATTTTGATCTTGATTCTGCAAATCCTTTAGGTGTTGTGTTTTTTGTTTCTGTTGTTATTCCTTCCAGTAAGTTTCTTTCTTCTTCAATTTTTTTAACTATTTCAAATGCATCCATAATACAAAGTTTTTTAGTAGCAGCTGCATTTTTTAATCTATCAGCAGCTAATTCGTCCTCTGCATCAAACTTAATAATATCTTCTTTAGCCACCTTAACTAATTGTTTTACAGCTTTTTCTCCAGCTTCTATTATTTGCCACTTTAATTCTTTATTCATTTAATATAGTTGTTAAATTATTAGTAAACATTCGATAAAGTAATTCGCCGTCTACAGTAAATTCATATTCGCTTTCAGGCTGATATATAACAACATCTCCAACTGAAAAACCTAAAGATATTAATTCTTCGTTAATATATTTTATCGTTCCTTGCAGCCTTTCATATTTAGCACCTTTTTCTAAAAATGCTTTTTTTGCTAATAAAGGTTTTACAAAACAATACTTGCCATGAGCCTTCCAACCATCTTTATTTTTAAATAAAAAAAACTGATCATGCTCTACAAAAAACAAATTGTCTTTAAAAAAACTTCTTCCGCTTTTACGTCTACCATACATATCATTATAAAACTTAAATACATTGTGATGAACCAAAAGTATATCTCCTATTTGTACCTCACCCTTATAATTTAATGGTAATTGTTTTACTATTCCAAATCGATTAGATGCTTTATGGTCTTCTTCAGACACGCTTGTTATAAACTGTGTGTCACCAATTTCTTTTATATTATCATATCTCCTGTTGTTAACAGGCTCTACAATAAACGAGCCGACAGACCTCATTAAAAGTTTATGTTATATTCTAAAGTTATAGGTAAGGTATACAAAAACTCTTTCCATATTAAAACCTCTTCATCTTTTATAACCCAAAGTTTATATGACTGTGTTTCTTCGCTAGCTTGTATTAAGTGTATTTTATAGTCACCACCTAATACTGGTTGGTTTACTATATAGTGCATGGATCCTGATTTGTAATCAGAACCAACTGAAATTTTTCTGATATCCATTTTATTTTATTTTTTATCTTCTACTAAACCTTTATTAATCTCGGCTGTTATCTGTTCAACAATAGCTAGAGTGCTTATTGGAAGTGATTGTAATAGTCGGTTAATATTTTTAATAGATTCGTCATTTAATTCTACTCTCATTTAATTTAATTAGGTTGCTAATAATATATTATAGTCTACGCCATTAATTCTTACTGGCCATTTGTGAGTTGATGCAGTTGCAACTGATGATGCAACAACTCCTAAGTTTTGTGTATTTGATCCAAAAGCTATTGTGTTTGCAGAAGTAGTTGCCGCACTTGTTCCTATTGCGACTGAGTTGGCAAATGTTGCTTGAGCCCCAAACCCTATTGCTATTGCGTTATCAACACCTGCTCCTGAAGATGCGTCTGAATTTTTACCAATAGCTATTGAGTTTTCTCCCTGTGCTATTGCTGATGTTCCTATTGCTATTGTACCTCCTTCTATTACAGAACCATTTGTTCCTGCTGCTAAAACTCCAATAGCAATATTACCTTCTCCAGATCTAGTAATACTTGAATAATCCGCACCAGAACCCTCTGATTCATATCCTATTGCTATTCCTTTAGTTGATGTGTTGTATGTTTCTGTTTCAACAGTCTGGCTACCTACAGATGCAGCATATCCTATAGCTACTTGACCTTCTCTTGCACTAGCTCCCCCATTACCCATTGAATTATATCCTATACAAACATGATATGCACTATTACCACTTGATCTGAAATTACCATAACCTTTAGCCGCTAATGGGCCTATGTAGACACCATTTCCTTCATTTGATCCAGTTGCAGTTGAAGCCTTAAGAGATTTAGCTCTATCACCTATAATAACGTCACCTAAATTGTGCTCGTGCTTATGAGTAGCGTCTCCTACCATTGCAAAACTACCTATTACAACTCTAAGTTGGCTAGTGCTGTTAGTAGGAAGTCCTGTGTTATTACTTGCATACCTACCTGCGTTACTACCAATAAAAATATCTCCAACTGGTATTGCATCTTTTGCTGCTAAACCACCTATAATTATATTACCAGTACCTCCAGCAGAAGTAGAAAGAGTGTCTTTACCAATAGCTATATTATTATTCCCTGTATCGTTTGATAAATTCGCATTTTCACCTATCGCTATATTATGCTCTCCTGTAGTTAGTGACTGATTAGTAGCACCACCTATTCCTATGTTATTAAGACAAGCAGCGTTAGAATAATCCCAACCAGACCCATATGCACCTATTTTTATATTTGTATCATTTGCCCTTGTAATTAATCCTAAATCCTCTGCTGTATTATCTAAAAGTGTTATTCCATTAATAGGTGTTATTGCTAAAGCACTTGTGCCTACTGAAAGAAAAGATCCAGTAAAAGTGCTTGAAGCTCCTGTTGAAACTACCTCGTTTATAGTGCTAGAATACATTGTTAGCTCATCCTCAAAACGTCCAATGCTTTTTATTTCATAATTAGTAGATGAGCTTACATCTGTTCCTGATAACCCTCTCCATGTAGTAGTTGTTACTGTTCCTGTAGCTCCGACTGAAGCAACAGTACATTGAGCTGTAGTAGCACCAAAGTTTACTCCAAAAATATCACCTATAGTCCAATCTTTTCCACCTCCATAAATTTGTACTCCAGTAATTCCTCCTGTACCATTTACTGATGTTACCCTTACAACCACACCAGTAGCGGTTCCAATAACAGAAGAGATTTTAGTTGTTGGATAATAAGTATTAGCAACATATCCTGTACCAGCCGCAGTTATACTTGCGGTTAATACTGCTTTAGTACCAACTGTTGAATTTGCATTACCATCTAATGTGATGTTACCAGCAAATGAATTTACTTGAAGAACACCTGTATTACCAATAGTTATTGTTCTAGTTCCAGGAGTGCTTACTGTGCTAATTCCACTTCCTCCAGCTATTGTTACTGTTTCTCCGTCTGATACTGTACCTGCACCTCCAGTATCTCCATTAATATTCCAAGATGTCATGTTACCTCCTGCTGCTTGATTAACCCACTCCATATATCCTCCGTTAGCACTATTAAAAGCAAGAACCTGTCCTGCTGTAGCAACTGAAGGAGATGCTGTTGTTCCAAGTACAAAAGAATTATTTGTTGTTCCGTTTGAGTTTTGTATAGTTAGAGCTTTATCTAATAATGTACCGCCTTTTGTAGCTACTACCTGAATAGTTGGCGTTTCTGTTGATAAAGTTATTGTTGTTCCGCTTACAGCCGATGTTGTTCTTAAATATGTACCATTGGCCGCTTGTTCAGCAAAAGTAAATGTACCAGAAGAAGTAATCGCTGTACCTGCCGAACCTGTTGAATCGGTTAAGCTAATACTTTGTACTGTACCCGTACCTGAACCAGTAAAACTTAATTCAATATTATTGCTACCTGCATTAGAAAACACAGCTCCTCCGCTTCCTTGTAAGGTAAATGAGCTAGAACGAGCACCATCTGAATTAGTTACAGTAATAAGATTTCCTACATTAGATACGGCTAAATCCCAGTCATTACCAGAAGGTGATGAAAACTTACCCGTCTGGTCATAATATGTTCCGCTAGCTATAGTATCAACTTCTATAATTAAATTATTATCTGATCCTGTTTGATTTACCCTAAACTTATCTCCTGACGCATATCCTGATCCTCCAGAAACAAATGATAAATCAGATAAAACAACATTACCTCCTGATGTTGAATTTATAGTTACTATAATACCCGAACCACTTCCTACAGTTGCTGTTGTGGTTAGACCCTGCTGAACAGTATAATTTGTTCCCGTAATATCATCATCATAAAACGCTTGTGTTAATCCTCCTGGGCCTGTGGCTACAGAACCTGTGGTAATTAAAGCTGCATTTACTGATGGTGTAGATGGTGTAGAATTGTCAACTGACATATCTACATATGTAGTATCTGTAACATTAACTTGAGTTACTGTTCCTGTACCTGCGGCAGCCCATGTAGGCGGCCCTGATGGCCCTCCTGAAACTAATACTTGCCCTAAAGTTCCTTTATCAGAGTTTAGTTCTATAAAAGATGTAGATGCTATTTGTAAACTTCCTTGTGCAATACTTACATTACCTGTTAATACAATATTTTGTGTTGCCGAGTTACCATTATTTAATACTTGTTGTAAAGTAGCACTTGATCCAGTAACAGTTTGCCATGTTGGAGTTAAATAAGCTCCGTTAGATGTTAACACTTGTCCTGCTGTTCCAGGGTTTCCAGATAATAATATAGGAGTATTTGCTCCTGTTAAAGTAAGAGATCCTTGTGATAAAATAATTCTTCCTTGTGTAGCATAAGACGCTGCCGTACCATTTCCATTAAAATTAATTACACCCTGACCTGTTATTGTGTTAGTACCAGTTAAACTTATTCCACCAGTACCAGTTAATACAATACTACTATTTAATAATGTATTCCCTGCGGTTACAACTTGTTGTAAGGTAGGATTTGTAAGTGTTGTAGCACTTGACCATTCTAAACCAGTTGCAGTTCTTCTTAAAAATTGTCCTGTAGTTCCGTAAAAATATACACCTGTACCATCATCTATACCTATTCTTGATGTTGGGCTTATGTCTAAATCTACCGCATCACTTAAAACTGCTTCTCCTAAAAATGTTGCAACTCCATAGGCCGTAAGATATGATGTTCCTTCAATTACTAATCCTCCACCAGTTGCTATTGTAAATACACCAGTTAAGTTTGGATTTGCTGTAGCAACTGGACTTACAGCTAATGTATCGTTCCATGATTGATTTGTTCCTGGTGCAGCAATCCAAGCTAATCCAGTTCCTGTAGAACTTAATACTTGTCCTGCGGTTCCATGAGAACCTAAGCCACCAGCAGATATTGTTTGAGGAAATATATCGTTTGCACTTATACTTGATCCTCCTGCGTCTGCATTACCATTTAATTCTATATTAAGGTTAGATGTGTTACCTACCCCTAATACAGAATTAAGATCTTGGTTAACGGCTGCACCGCCCCCTATTGAGCTAACTGTAAATGTTACTGTCTTTTTGTTATCGCTAACATCTGTTCCAATAATTAAATCATTTGCAGCAGGTGTTACCGTTGGGTAAGCAGTAGTATTTTTTATTTTAGCCATAGGGTTGCATTTTTATTTTTCTACTTTCAAGTCAGCAGCCTCTTCTTTTGGAGCATCAGTAACTTCTCCTGTTTCTAAATTAATTGTAGCGTTCTTACCATATTTTTCCATTAAATTAATTTCTTCTTTTTGAAACCTTTCTTTAACTTCAGCAATCTTTTCCATTGTTTGATTTTGCTGTAATATAGTGTCGCCCAAAGTCATTTTTAAAGTATTAAACTCTGCTTGTAACTCTTGAAGTAATGTTAATTCTTCTTCCGTAAGTTTTTTCATATTTTCTTCCATTTGATTATATTTATTTTAGTTATTAATTTAACAAAGATACAAATAATTATTTATGTAATTATTATATAATTATGGTGGAGTATTGGTACTCCAGGTTGGTGAATTAACTCCTGAACCAGTAAATGAATTAGTTGAACTATCAGCGTAAGAAGTTCCTGTTCCTTCATTAAATCTCCACCATGCTAATAAGTTTGCAGACTGATTATAATTACCCGAATTTGAACTTAAATCAATAGGCGTGCCTGAATTATAAATAGCTGCTATATTTGTGGCGTTAAGTGCTGTAGAAAATACTGCTAAATTATTTAACTCGCCATCAAAAAAGTTTACATTACTTGCTCTTCTCCAAACCCCTAAACTTGAATTACCATTGTATGCTAAAGTAACTGTTTGAAGTCCAGATCTTGTATAAGTTCCGCTATATGCAGAACCGTTAATATATATTATCCATTCGTCTCTATCTTGCGTAGAGCCCATACTTCCTGAAGGTAAAACAACTGCTAAGTGATACCATTGGCCAGTTGAAATAGTTGAATTAGCTGTTCTTATAGTATTTCTGTTATTACTACCAGCCCCAGCAAAACCTTGATTTAATCCCATAACATGAAAAACTAAAGCTCCATTTCCATTAACCACCATTTTTAATCCATAGTAATTATTAGTACAACAATTTCCTAAATCATAAATAAAATCTCCACCACCCGTACCAATAGTATCTATGTATACCCAAGCTGTTAAAGTCAGTCCGCTAGTATTAATTGAAGATTGAGATGGATTTAAAGCAGAAGAGGTTTGATTTCCTAAATCAACATATTGCGAACTACCATTTAAGTCTACAGAATAATCTGTAGTAAATCCTGATGGAACAGCAATAGTATTAATTTCTTCTATAGTAGATAACGAAATGGTATCAACTTTGTTAATACCAGTCATCGATACAGTATTTAGTTTATCTATAGTAGCCATATTATGATAGCTCTATAAATGTATTGTCTGGGTGAAAAAATATTTGACCATTAGTTGAGTCTATTTGTGTGCCTATTATTCTAACAAAAGCACCAGTTCCTGAAGGCGGCTCGTGAGTTACTGTACCCGCACTTGAGCTACTTAAATATAACGGACTACCTGTTGTTGATCCTGTTGAGGTGTAACTTAAAGTATACATACCTCTGGTTAACATTCCTGCTGAAACAGTAGTTCCTAATGCTATAGCTAATAATCCAGCTGATTTACCAGCCGAAGTAGCTAGAGTAGCGTCCCATATACCATCAGTTGTGGTAAAAACATATAATTTACCTTGAGTTAAAGAACCTGTTGCTGTACCAAAGTATACTATCTCTCCTTGATAAGAGTGATCTATATTATCAGTTTTATCTATTTGAGTATTAGCGTTCCATGTTCCTGTTGTAACTCCTCCACCAACACCAGTTGAAGTTTCTGTAGTAATCAAGTTTGGTAAATCCTCAACAGCTAATCTGTTAAAATTTACAGTTGGATTAACGGTTGTAGACCCTGAAATAGTTAAAGGGTTATTTGCTGTTGCTCCAGTAGTTGGGTTTGCTGCTGAAACAGATGTTACTGTACCATTATTTAAAGCTGTCACAGTAATATTTCCAGAAGATGTTATAGGCGAATTAGAAACACTTATTCCTGTACCTGCCGTTATTCCTACTGAAGTAACTGTTCCTTGAGGAGCTAAAGAAGTTATTTCTTGTATTTCATATGCTCTTGTTTCTCCTGAACTACTAGAATCTAGCCCAATCATTATAAGATCATTTTCATCTGGTGAGCCTGTACCTCCTGGACAGTCTGCAATTAATCCTGTTGCAGTATAATCTACAGATATTGTGCCTGATGTATTTATAGTACCTCCTGTTAAACCATCTCCTGCGGTTACTCCTGTAACTGTTCCAGCTGCAAATGGTAACTGATTAATAGTAGCTTTTTTTATAGTAGTATCAGTTGCGTCAGAAAACCATATGGTATCTGTTCCAACTGGTGCTTCTGAAGTTGCTACTAAAATTGCATTATCAGCACCTGCATAATCAATATTTACAGTTGGGGTAACTGAGGCACTTCCTGAAACTGATATTCCTGTTCCTCCTGAAACTGAAGTAACTGTACCTACTGTAAGGGTAGCTAAAGATAAATCTCCTAATATTACTTGAGAAGATGTTCCAGCTCCAGCAATATTTATAGTTCCTGAAGTGGTTATTGGCGAGTTAGTAATTGTTAAAGCACTACCAGTTTCTGTAATAGCAACTGAACTTACTGTTCCGTAATTTTGTCCTTGTACCCACGCAGTAGAAGCTGCAAAAGTTGTATTATCTGATAACCCTCGTGTACCTACATCAGGAACTGTACCAAATGTTTTTGTTCCGTTTATTGTTTGTGCTCCTGAAGTTACAACTACTGTATTATCAACGTCAATAGTTAAATTATATCCACTATTAGATGTAGTAATTCCTGTTCCTCCTATTAAGTCTATTGTGTTTCCGTCTGATATTGTTTGAGAAGAACCTGCACCAGAATCAGTTTCTATAATCCATGAAGACATTGTCCCTGGACTAAATGTAGCTAAAGACCCATCTCCTCTAATATACTGACTTGTTGTTCCTGCTCCAGTTACAGCTATAGTACCGCTAGTAGTTACTGGAGAGCTTGATACTGTAAAGGCAGAAGGCATAGTTAAACCAACACTTGTTACAGTCCCATTTCCTGTTCCCGCTCCAATATCAGATCTTACCTCCGCACCTGTTCTAAATCCTACTAATCCTCCATTGCTAACTAAAAATTTATCTGTATCTGAATTTGGATTATTTATTGTGCTTATAGTAGCACTACCTGTTACAGTAACACCTACCGATGTTGTTTCAAATTTAACCGAGCTATTTGCATATAATTTTACTACGCTATTACCTGAACTTGTTTCTACAAAATCTGCAAGATTATCGTTTTGACCTATAAAGTTTATTTCATTAGCCAATATCTTTATCGGCTTTGGCGTAGGGCCAGCTCCTCCTGCGTTTCTTATAGCACTTATAATGTTTGAAGTAGAGACAGAACTTGGGGCGTTATGAAATATAGTAAAATCGGCTTCTCCGTTTGTGTGCTCACCAAACTGCAACTTTACGTTGTCGTCAAAGTGTAGTGTGTTAAATACATTAGCAGCCATAAAAATAGATTTTTACAAATATACGAATTTAATTAAAAGCGTTTCGCTAATAATCAAACTCGTATATGTGATTTGGATTAAAGTATTTCGGTAATTAATACTCTTGCTTCATTAGTGTCTAAAGCTTCTACTGTACTAAGAGTTACTTGACTTGTAGAGTTTCTTTCAACACTCACCATAATTGTATCATAAGGAGCTTCATTTCTATATACTTGTACCATAACATCTCTTGTGCCTAAATTGTGAGTTACTGTGTATGTTGTTGCTGAGTTATTTCCAATGTTGGCAACAGCATTATGATTGTTTCCAATACAAGTTGTAACTGCTTGACAAAAGTCTGTTATTTGTGAAGATGGTATTGCAATAGTATTTTCAGACATTGCGGTAACAAATCCTTTTGCATCAACTGTTGCACTTAAAGATTTAGTTACGCCACCATAAGATGCAGCTGTAACACCAGAGTTATCTATAGTAACAAATCCGTTTGCTGTAACACTAAAGTTTGCTGAATCAAATCCTGCAACCCCTTTTGCCGTAGCACCATCAGTTGCTCCTGCTCCTGCAATGTTTTCGTCAGCTATAACTACTGTATAGTCAGATTTTGATGGAGATGAACTTGCTGTAATATCTGAGTTAGCAAATAATAAATCTCCTGGCTCTAATTGCGTACTAAAGAACGCTGAACCTGCTACAGTAACTACAAAAAAGTCACCTTGATTTAATGCTACGTTGGCTGCACCAGATAATGCTGGTGAGTTTGTACTTGCATTATATCCTCCTTGGAATGCTCCTACTCCACCAACCTGTGCTAATACGTAAGCTTTAGATGCAGCATCTGTTGAAGCAGATGGTGTTGTTGGTACAGTTACTTGACCAGCAAACGCTGATTGACCTGTGCTTGTTACATTTAATGCTCCTGTTGATTCTATTCCTCCTGACCCTACTGTTAAGCTTGACGTAATAGTTACATCACTTGGTAAACCAATAGTAATGTCTCCTCCATTTCCTGTTGATGGAGTTGTAATTTCAATTTCGCCAGTTGTTCCTGAGAACTTAGCTGTTGTTGTAGAACCACCCGAAGAACCAACTAAAGATAATGTAGATTCGTTAGATGACACAGCACCTACACTTAATGCATAATTTGCGTCAGTATTAGTTACTGTATTAGTAACTGTTACAGCTCCAGTTGCACCACTTACACTTATTCCAGTTCCAGCTACTATAGATGTTACACCTGTGTTAGATATTGTTACGTTTCCTGTTGCCCCACTTACTCCAATACCTGTTCCAGCAATGTTGCTTAAAACACCTGAGTTAGTAATCGTCATTCCAGTTGCTGTAGTTGCTGTAGATATACCTGATCCTCCAGCCAAATCAGCAACGGCAGTGCTTGTAACATTTAGGTTAGTACCCGAATCACCTTGTAAAGTCCAGTATTGATAATTATCACTTGTTGGAACAGTAGGCATTGTAACAGTTTTTGTATTAACTGCTGTAACATGGCCTGTTGTATTTGTAGTGACAGAATCAATAGCAGTAAATGTTCCTCCCGATCCAGGAGAGCCTGAGCTTGTAGTATCACTTCTTGATGTTGAATCGTGAGCAAGCGTTACTGTTCTTGTTCCTCCAATAGAACCACTTATATAAGTACCCCCTACAACATCTACAACTTGCCCATTACTTACAGTTTGATTAGAACCAGTAGTTGAACCTATAGTCCAAGAAGACATTGAACCAGATGAACCACTGCTTGCTGCTGTAATACGTCCTTGCTGGTCAACTGTAATACTTGCTAAAGTATAAGAACCTGGAGTTACTGCTGTATCATCAAGAGTAATTGTTAAATCATCAGTTGCACTTGCTACTGTTGAAAGACCTGTTCCCCCTACAAATGTTGCAGTGTTTCCATTAGTTATACTTTGTGAACCACTGTCTCCAGCTAAAGTCCAAGAATCCATAGAACCAGTTCCTCCTGTGTACGCAATAGTAACCGCTCCAGTAGAACTTGATACACTTATGTTTGAACCTGCAACCGCTGAAGTAACACCAGTGTTTGTTATTGTTAAAAGGTTAGGTGTTCCTGAAGCAACAGATGTGCTAATTCCAGTTCCTCCTGTAAAGTCTACTCTTTCACCATCTGAAATGTCTTGTGCAGTTCCTGAATCAGCTTCTAAACTCCACGAAGTATATGCTCCAGCTGGTGTAGCCCAAACATTATCTCCTCTAAGGAATGTAGTTGCACCAGGAGTTCCAGTTGCTGATAAATCAATAGTTCCCATTGTAACTGCTCCAGTAGCACTTGAGTTGGCTGTAGAGGCTGAAACGAAAGTTCCATTTGTATTAGTAAAAGATGTTACTCCTAATGTAGCTGTTCCACTTGAAGCCGCTGTTACAATACCCTGTGCGTTAACAGTTACAGTTGCATGTGTATATGTATTTGCAGTTACACCAGAATTAGGCATATTAACCGATATTGTCCCACTACTTGTTATTGGAGAACTACCAATAGTTAAATAGTTACTTGATATTCCAACAGAGGTAACTGTACCTGCATTTGAATCTAAAGTTACCCAACTTCCTCCGTTGTAAAATTTAAGAACATTTTGGTCTGATCTATATATTAACTGACCTTCACCAGTTACGGAAGGATCAGCGGTTACGTTCTGTACTTTAAAGTTTTGTAGCTCGGTGTTATTGAGCGAGACATTTTGTAAAAAATTAATTGCCATGTTATCTGTGTTTTATATTGTTAAAATTTATAGGTTAAACTTAATTTAAGTTCTCCTTCACTGTCTTCTGATTCCATATCTAATAAATAAGACGGCTCAATGTAAAGATTATCCCATACATTTAATGCATACCCTACGCCTAAAGAAATCTCTTCTTCTTCAGTCATTAATCCATATGCATATATTTTTTCGCCAAAAGAGTATCTAGCTACTAAATTATAATCATCTCCATTCATCATTATTCCTGCACTTATTTTATCCATAGAGTATAATACTCCAATGTTGTCAGTTAAGTTATCTAAACTTATTTCTTCTCCATCGGCTGGTGAACTAACCATGCTAGTTACCATAAATTGTGCAGAAGCAAAAATTGTCATTAAACTTAATACTGATGTTAAAAATATTTTTTTCATGTTTTGTTTTTTAGTTAGTTAAAAAAGGCCTTTCCTGTTTGTGGCCCGTTAAAAGTTATTGTCACTTGATTTAAACTATCATACTCTACATCTCCATATACTGTTTCTAACGCTGAGTTAGTAACAGAAACAGACGGATACTTATTTAATCCATGATTTACTACCCAAGGATTAGCTGATACGTTTTGAGAAAACACATAATTTTTGTCTCCCGAAACCGCTCCGCCATACGTTAGCAAAGATATGAAATAATCTTTATCGTTTTGAAGGTTACCTGCTCCCGCCTTAAATGTCACACCTATGTCAAAAAAATCAGGTTCAGCCCCATCTTGTACTGCTGAATTCCAATCATATACACCAAAGTTTGAAGGGTTATCTGTTTGTGAAATTAGAACTACTGAAGATATCAGTGGTACTGAATAGTACGAAGAAACGTCTATGTTTGATTTTAACATAAACTTGCTTAACATAAATGTTGTTAAAGATGAAAAGGCAGGAGTTCCAGCTCCTGAGTTTGAGAAAGAAATTGTACCAGATCTTCTTACCTCACCAGTATTCCAGTTTTGATACTGATATCTTAATGCATTGCTTTCTATTTTATTGTTTGTGTTAAGAAAGATAGCAATGTCATCAAAAGTAAAATTCTTTGTTGCCATAGCATTTATAGCGTCACTACCTATAACCTTATCAGTTCCTACTATTACAGACTGTATTGGATACGATGCTATTTTTGCCATTACTTGTTTTTGATTTTAGTTCCTTTTTCATATGAGCGTCCTCCAAAGTATGCAGCAACAACAGTAACTAGCAAAACTTTTAAAAGATCTTTCCACTCATTATCAACTACAAAGGTAATAAATCCTGAATCAATAAAAATAAGCAAGATTGTACTAAAAATCAAAAAAATTAAAACAGCTGGTCTAACTGATTTTGAGAGCTTGTTATCTGAAGTCATATCGCTTTTCCAGCGTTCTGTAACATTCTTTTGTTCTTCATTAGCAGCGTTATTAAGTATCTCTAACATTTCTTTTTTAAATGCTACTTTTTCATCAGGAGTTTGAACAAACTTGTCAACCACGCTACTAACCTTGTCTGCCACTTCCATTCCTGCTGAACCAAATATTTTACTCCATATACTCATAAGTCTTTGTATTCTTTTTTTGCATCAAAACTTGGACAATCTTTACTTGAAAAATCTCTATGCCCATAGACCACTGCCTCTGGGTGAAATTTTTTTAATGTTTTAAGAAGTAAAATTAAAGATTCTTTTTGTTGATCTGTTCGGGTATCTTCCCAAGTCTTCATTTCTTTATCCATACCACCGATATAGCATATTCCCAAACTATCATAGTTATGTCCCTTAACATGGGCACCATACTTGTCAACCATTCTGCCATATTCTATTTTTCCGTCTAGTCTTACAACAAAGTGATAACCTATATCGTCCCAGCCGTTTCCTTTTACATGCCAGTCTCTAATATCTTCTGCTGAAAAATCTTTATTTCGAGGTGTAGCAGAACAATGAACAATAATTTTTTTTATTGCTCTCATTCATTATTTTCTTAATTGATAAATTCTCTCGTCTAACCTATTAAGAGTTTCTTTCATTTCTAACATTTCTGTTTTAATAAAGACCAACTCTTTTTGTATTTCTATCATTTGCTCTGTAGGAAGTTGACTTGGCTTTGGTAATTCTTTAGCTTCTTCTATCTGAGCCTGTAAGGAATAATACATTCCCACCATACTTCCTATTAACACAATTATAGTGAAAAAGTTTTTAGGGCTTAAACTAAACTTTGTGTTTTCAGAAATAACTGTCATATTACCAAATAGCTAAACAAGAGGTTCTAGCAGAAACTGAAGTCCCTGTTTCGAAAAGCTGTTTTACTTGAACAGGTAGGTATTCTCCAACTTTAAAGTTTTTAAATATCACCTCATTATCTCCGCAAGTTAAAACTCTTATGTCTACATATTGAGTAGCAAGTGTCATATCGGCATTAGCTGTGTTTGTACCAACATATAATAAACAACAATCAGCAGATTTCATTACAGTTGCACCGCCTTTTCCTCCAGCAACGTAAATTATATATGAATCATTATAAGATGTTGTTGTTCCAAAAATATCAGTATCTAAAGATAACAAGCTTCCATTTACAAATTGAACTATAGCTTGAGCATTTGTTACAGTATTATAAACTATGTCCCCACTGCTAACACCTAAAGTTTGAAAGTTTTGACTTGTATCAACTAAAACGCTTGATCTTAAAATTAAATAGTTTTCACCACCAGCAACGGCATTAAATATATTACTATTCATTGTAACAGAAGTTGCTACTGCACTTACAGCTACTGAATTTCCAGGATTACTTAAATTATAGACTAAATCTCCTGCTACAACTGGAAAAGGAGCTGTAGTGCTTACAAAGTTTGCAGAAGTATCAATTAATGTGTTTGTGTTTGCAGAAGTTGTTGTTCCGCTTGCAACGGGATCACCCGTTCCTGTTACTATTGAAACATTTGGTAAATTAGGTATGTGGTTAGTGTCACTAGCAAGAACGCCTGCTGATAACCCTGTGTTTACTACTATTTTTTGATATGCCATTTTTATTTTCTTTTATAAGGAAACACTCTATTTAAAGTATCTCGTCTTTGTCCGCAACCACAATCTTCCATTCCAGCTGCTTTTGCCATTTTATCTGCAACCCTATCTAATCCAGTTGCCTTAGTTACTTTTGCTATTGTGTCGCCTAATCCTTTAGACGGTCTGTTTACATTTTGCATGAACAAGTTTTGTTTGGACAGTTGTCGACGTTAAAAGATAAAACTTTCATTAAGCCATTCCAACTGCATAGCAAATAGTAATACAAAGATATTAATTTTTCTTTCATTTATTTAGTTATCTATTTCGATCTCTTGAGTTAACTGGTGTCGCAGGACGAGCAGTTACATATTGCACATGAGAATCTGGTTTTACCTCTTTAGGAGGCTCTACTTTTTTTGTTTTTCCAGGAACACCTGAAGTTTTTAAGGCAACCTTTTCTTCATATGTCATGTTTTTAGGAGCCTTTGGTTCTTTCTTTAATAAATTCTTTTTTGTAGTTTTTTTCTTTGCCATTATAATAAATTTTAATTAAGACTTCATACTGCATCCAAAATTTTTAGCATAGTTTGCCATTTTTACTACAGACTCTGGATGTTTTTTTGTGTTTTTCATTACCGCATTTGCAGCACTACACGCATCGCTATAGCCATTACGTTTAGCCCAAGCCGTAAATTTACCTTCATTCCCTTTTTTTATTTCAGGAAATTTTTTCTTTGTTCTTCCAGCCATTTTTATTTTAAATGATCGTGTCTTTTCCAGCTAGACGTATGTCTGTATGACATAGACTTGTCTGCTCCATATGAATGACCATACATTTTTTTTGACATAGCTTTAGACTCATCTCTTCTGTCTTTATAAGACTGAGATTTTTTTCCATTACGAGCTCCTAATGACTCGTCTAATCGTGAATTATATCCTTGCATTTTTTTTTGTTTTTTATAATTAATACATTTTTCTACCCATCTTCACTTCACTGTGATATCCTGGGTTTCCTTTCTTGCTCCCTCCGCTTTCCTTTGCAAATTGTCCAGCTTGTGCTTTTCCAACTGCGTTGTAAGGAAATTGTTTTTTCATCGTTTTACCCGTATCTGGGCATTTATATTTTACTGTTGGCATATTAATGATTCTTTTTTAAATTACCTTTACTATCATAATCTTTTGGTCTGTACTTTCTTCTTACCTTATCTACTTTTTTTCTATACTTTTCACGGTCTAATTTCTTCTTATACTTGTATTCGTCTATAAAAAACTTACCTACCGCTTTATTTCTTCTTATAACCTCTTTTACTACTGCTTTAGCTTTTTTAGGAACATCTTTAACTTTAGTGTTTCCTATTTTTTTTCCAATACCTTTTATTCTATCAATATCTTTATTGCTAAAACCTATAGCATTATATATGCTTTTTTTACTTTTTTTCTTTTTAGGATCTGGCATTATAATCTTTTTCTATTAGGATTCTTTTTCCTATTTCTCATTTTATTCTTCAGCGTTCTTACTTTTGATTTTATACCTCTTACTACACTTCCACCTACAGCACCTGCCATTGCTCCTGCTGCTGCTAACGCTCCTGTTTTTGCAGCAGCACCTACAAGTAGTGGGTTTGCTGCTACTGCCATTCCAGCTCCTGCCAGTTTCGCTGCACCTTTAACTGCTTTACCTACAGCTTTTTTTCTTTTTCTATTTCTTTCTTTACGAGTGGTTGTCGTTGTTTCTTTTAGTTTCTTACCAAATAAAGTCTTTTTAAATTTTTCTTTAGTAATGGTAGCACCCTTTACTCCCTTTTTATATTCTTTGGTTTTTTTAAGGCCGCTTTTTTTGATCTTAGTAGTTTTGTATGCTTTTTTCTTTCCAGCCTTAAACTCTTTAACTTTTTTTACAGAACCGTCTCTTCTTTTTTTAACAATTGTTCTAGTTCCGTCAGAACTTGTAGTATATGTTTTTTTTACAGATCCGTCTTTTCTTTTTTTTGTAGCTCTGATTTTTACTTCTGGCATAATTTTTTTTTTATTTTACAAATATAATAATTAATTTATTAGCGTCTCCAGCTGTTATCGTCTTGATTTCTTACCTACACACTTCCATCTTTTACGAGATAAGTTGTTAGGTGAATTAGGATCATTTCTTTTTCCTATAGGTAATCCCATTTTTATTCCATAGCTTCTAGCACAATATGAATCACCTTTAGATGTGCCAGGTCTTACTCTTGGGCCTCCGCCTTTCGCCTTACCAGCTTGCCCATAACTAACCTTCTTACCACTTGCGGTGATTTTTACTTTTGCTTTTCCTTTTCTTGGTTTTGCCATTATGATCTTACTTTTGCTGCTTTTGTATTACTAACCACTGTCTTTCCTTTTGCTCCTTCTTTTTTCTTTTTACGAGCAGTAGATGCTAATTGCCTTTTAGACAATCTCTCTGCCTTTGCCCTAGGTAAACATCTGTCTGGATTCTTTTTATCTTTAGAAGTACCGCACTTGCCCTTGATCTTACCATCAGAACCAATACGAACCCAGTCTTGTTTTACCCAATTTTTAAGTGCACCCATTATTTCTTTTTTGAACCTTTGGCGTAGTTAGGGTCTTTGCAATATTTACTTGCAGCCATGTTTGCATAAGCACTTGGATAAGTATCAAATGTTCTTTTTGCCCAAGCTATACCTGCTGCACAAATTTTATTGCCCTTACTTTTTGTTCTACCTTTTTTGGCCATGGTCTTACCTTGTTCTTCTTATTGTTCTTTTTACCTGCTTTAATCTTGGTTTCGTTTTGTTTAATTTTCTTCGCTCTAGCATCCTTCTTTGATACTCAGTCATTTCACCCCTTGGTGTTTTTTTTCTTTTAGCTATAAAATCTTCTTCCATCTTACTCATTTTATCTTTCATTCTTCGTTTAGCCAAACGATTTGCTGCTTCTGCTGCTTTAGATGGTTTAGCATTTTTACGATTTGCCTGTGCTGTAGGATTAGCGTTGATTTTCTTTTGAGTTTTTTTATACTTAGCTTCTTGAATCTTAGTTCTTATTTTTCTTAAAGGAACCGTTTTTTTTGTTTTAAGTTTTTTAATTTTTTGTTCAGTCTTGCTTCTTTTAGTAACAAGTTTTTTTAATTTTTCTGCGGAAGTTTTTTTTGCCATAATTAATTTTTTTATTTAAACAAAGATAATTATAATTTTATATTATTTTGCAGCCACTTAAACGCCTTACTAACTAAAGTGTTTTCTTTTTTCTTTTGTATTGCCCTACAGTTTACACACAGAGAGTCGCTAATAGTAATCCTTACACTGTCTACTATTTCCTTTACAACTATCTTGTAATCAAACACTAAGCTATCTTCGCTTATAAGTTTTAGGTTGTTTAACTCATAAATACTATCTGTATATTTTTTTTCTATTTCTTTTATGTCTCTTTTTTTACGCCAAAGATCTTGTTCGAGCAAAACTTTTTGTTTCTTCTGTTTGTTAACTTGTTGTATGGTAGCGTCAGCTAGACTATCTATATTAATAGTAGACTCTTCAACCTCTATAATTTGTTTATCTGGTTGCGTACAAGACATAAGTCCAACTAAAACTATAATTAAAAGCCTATTCATTGATTTCTTGTAGGGTTTGTATAAATTTATCGTTAAGTTTCTTGTAATCACTGCGTAAAATTATAACTTCCTCTTGTAATGCTTTGATTTGATTAGTAAGTGTAGTTTTATTGTCTATATATAGGTAGCCTATTGCTATTAAACAAAAAAATAGCACACCAACAATAGGATTCGCTGCAAAATCTTTAAAGTCTATGGGAGATTTCATTCTATTATTAAAGTATCTCCGTTTTCTTGCATACTTTCTCCTACTTGCTCGTCTGTAAACACATATGAAGTGTCACTATCTACCATGTCTACAAACAAGTCTTCTTCTAAAGTAAATATTTGATACTCATCCTCACCATTAGGTATCATATACCTTCTTACATAGTCATAATACTCTTTAGATCCTTTTACTATTTCCATTTTTTGTATTTTTACAAAGATATAAATTTAATTAAATGCTAAATACAGATAATAACTACCTTAAATACTGGAGGGTAGTGAGATTTTGGGTAAAAGCCAAACACAATCTAAGTACGCCTGAGCTAGAAATGCTGCTATTTTTATATAGTGAAGAGTATTTTAATAAAACAAAGTTTCGTGAGTTTGAAGAGTTGATGTCTTGGGATGTTAACAGGTTTGATAGCCTATTAAAAAATGGGTGGATTAAGGTGTGGAGAAAAAAATCAGGCAAGTATGCTACTCTATACGAGCTTTCCTACAAAGGGAAGCGAGTCGTTGCAACAATTTACAAAAAGTTAAGTGGTGAAGAGATAGCTGAGTCAGCAAATGTCAATCCTTTATTTAGGTTTGATGCTACATATATGCAAAAAATTTATCGTAACTCTATAAAGAAAATGAACGACTTTATAAAACAACAACGACATCTCTCTCAGTAATAACAGTATAAGTAACATCATTGAGAAGCAGGCTAAAGCCAGCAGACTTATCATAATAGATGATGTCTTGTTCTGAGATTTCATTTACATTTGTTCCAGGCTTTACAACCTTTCCTTTTTTATATCTAAACTCATTAGCATCAGTTGCTGTTAGTAAAAGTCCAGACTTTGTTTTTAATTGTTCTTCAATTGCTTGTATAATAATATACTTTCCTATTGGTTTCATTTAAATGTTTTTATAAATAAAGGTGTTTTATCTCCTATGTAACAACCTACAGTATTGTAATAAAAATACTCTACAGCGTCTTCCTGACTCATCTTATCGTTATCCATTAAAGATTTAATACAAAGCTCGGTGTCGTAAACAGCTACAGGATTAGGCCCATCAGATATACCTATCAATGCACTTTCATATCCATCAGCTAAAAGACAATCATTGCTTGCTAGCTCTTCCATTAATATTTCTTTATCTAAATACATTAGCCTTTAAATATAGCAAAAATTTTTGCTTTTTTAGAATGAGAGTTTATTTTTCCTTTAATAGTTCTAGTGGGCACCTCACAAATTAATTCTTTACGAACCGTCTCTTCTTTCACCTGAGCCGAAGGCTCAAATTTTGGATTTTTAGATCCTAGCTTTCTTTTCTTCATACTTTTTTAAATTATCTATTAAATTGTTATTTTCTTTTTTTATTCCTAAAAGAATTAAAATATACTTAATCATCACTTTGTCCTTGTCTTTTGTGGGTGATAATAGCATTGGTACTTAATATTGTTGTGGCTACACTTACAGCATTAAGCAAAGCGTTTTTGGTAACCTTTAATGGATCAATAATTCCCAACTTAAACATATCGCCATACTTTTCGTTCTTTACATCAAACCCATAATTATATTTATTAGTATACACATGCTCCATAATCCATGCTACATCAATGTCAGCATTTTTACATATTTGATTTATTGGAGCTTGTAAGGCTGAAGCTAATATGAGTCTAGCAATATTTGCATTCTCCTTGTTGTCCATAGTCGATTTGTTTAACAAGGCTATTGACTCTCTAAGTAATGACAGTCCTCCACCAGCAATTATTCCTTCATCAAGTGCTGACCTTACTGCACACACAGAGTCATCTACTCTATCATACAATTCTTTTTGTTCTACATCAGAATTACCTCCTACATATATACAACCTATTGCTCCTGCTAAACTAGCTATACGCTCATTAATAAAATCACGCTCATGCTTTATTGTTGTATTCTCTTGTTGTATCTTTAACTCATCAATACGTTTTTGTGTTTCTTCTGGTTTTTCGTCAGTCTTAAATATTATTGTACTTTCATTATTACTAACAATTTTGTCAGCATAGCCTAAGTCTTCCATTCTAATTAAACTAAGATCATCACCAGTTTTCTCACTAAAGAACTTTGCGTTAACGGCAAATGCTATATCGCTCATAAGCTCAGTTGACTTGTATCCAAAATTAGGTGGTATTATATTACAGAACTTTAATCCATTACGAACAACATTAGCAGCTAAAGTATTTATAACATTGCCATGACATGGGCCTATAATTAAAAGCTTGTCATTATTTTGTATAATAGGTTTTAATACATTCTCTATTTGCAACACACTACTTATCTCTGCATCACAAACTAATATCTTAACTCCTTCTAAAACACACTCGTCTTTCTTTTGGTTATTAATAAACATATTGGAAGTGTATCCCCTAGCTACTTTAATACCGTTTGTAACCTCAGCGTATGTTTCTGATGTCATAGAGTTCTCCACTGTAACAATACCGTTAACGCCTACTTGAGTATAGGCGTCAGCTATTATCTTTCCAATTTCCTTATCATTGTTTGCAGATATACAAGCAACATCTAATAGTCTAGACTCATTTACCTTTTTAGACTTAACTGTTAAGTTATGTATTATTTTTTCTATACACTTATTTATACATCTTATTATTTCAGCTACATTACTTCCCTTCTCAATATACTCTTGTCCTGCCTTTACTATAGCTTCAGTTAAAACAATAGCAGTTGTTGTACCATCACCAGCTGTGTTAGCTGTACGACCAGCTGCATCCTTCATCATTTGTATGGCTAAGTTTTCTATAGGGTCATCTAAGAATACAGACTGTGCTACAGTAACTCCGTCTTTAGTTATAGTAATCCCTTGTAAATGATCGGCAGATTCTATAAGCACAGTTTTACCTAAAGGGCCTAATGTGCTCTTTACGGCTTTTGAAATTTTTGTTATTCCTTGAATTAATTTGTGGCGAGCTTCATCGTCAAACGACAAGTCCTTTGGTATGTATCCCTGAGATTTCATAAAAGTAAATTTAATTTAATTAATGACAAATATAACAATAATTATTATATGACAAGTGGCAGAGTTAAATTTAGTTTTTAGGCTTTTATAACAATTTTATTTTTTCTTTTTTTTATTTTATTTTATTTTGACTACTAAAAGTCTGTCATAAAAATATAATATAAATATAAATAGCTGATAATAAATAAGTTATAGTAAATTATATAAACAAAAAGGTCTGGCAAAAGTCTGTCATAAGTCTGTCATTAACTGTCATTTACTTGTCATATACAAAAAAAAAGAGAAAACTATATGTCTTCTCTCTTTCACTACTAATCAAACTAAACGGGATCTCTTTAATACTCGTATATATCTCTGTCATTATTCATTCGCATCTTAGCTCTCTCAATACCATCAGCTATACAATCTATTTTGTATTGCTTTTTCATTTGCTTTCTATACATTGATGCTTGCTCAATTCCTGTAACGCCGTCAGGGCGTCCATTAATTAACCTTCCGTCCTTAACGTATAGGCCATTTACATAATCTGAAGTGTTACTGTTGTATTCCATGACTTTTTTTTGTAAAGATAATAAAAATATATTACACATTTAGAGGTTGAGGATAATACTACACTACACGGCAAACTCGCAAAATTTTAAAACGCTTTTTTTTACTAGGGGGGGTACTAGATTTGGCTGACGCACTCGGATTTTTTTGGCTTTTTGTTTTCATCTGGCTGCGTCCAGTGTCGTACTGGCGGCGTCCAGCATCGCCCACGCTCCACGCTCCGAATCGCTGCGGATTCAGGTGGATTCTCCCCTCCATTACCCCACATTCCGCTAGATATGAGAGCATAAGAAACAATGATCATCGTTTTTAAGGACAAAGAACTGCGTCTTTATACCCCTCCGAACTGCACAAATAGTAAACAAAACGCAGTGAAACACGCCGCTGTAAGTGATTGATACTCAGCATATTAAAAAATAGTTGTGTATTTATTTGTTTTATAATAATTTATTTATATATATTTGCACATAAATCAAACAAAAATTAAACAAATTATGACTAGAGAAATCACTACCGAATGGACGTTAAACGAGTTAACAACACTAAGAATGATTATCGCAGATAGAATTAGAGAAATGAGAGACAATAATATTGACTACGATACTCCTGAAATGAGAGGACTACAAACCAAGATAACCTTGATGCACGAAGATATGGTTTTTGATAACATCTAACCTTATCCTACTCCTAGTGGCTCATAGTTAATCGCTATGGGCTTTTCTAGGTAGAGGAATAATCCTCGACTAATTAAACAAACAAACATTATGAATATAACAAAAGTTGATATCCTCACTAGAGTAGACCAAAAATTAGGTACAGAATTACTAGATAAGTTTTACTCAGTAAACATGAGTTCAGGAATAGAATGCAGAATACAAGGAAAATTCTCTCCTGATTTAGTATTAGAATTGAATGAAAAACTAGGTATAGACCCATACAATGATAACCCATGGGAAGTTGACGAGGGTGGCTTTGTTAATCTATCATTCGTTCTTATATCTGCTATATCAGGATGTAATGACAAGGTTAATCTAGAGATTACTCTTGCATAAACCTAGCATACTCCTAGTGCCTCAATGCTCATCGCATTGGGGTTTTCTAGGTAGAAGACAATAGTGTCATAATTAAACAAACAAACAAATGAGTACATATAAAGTTAGAGATACACAATTCGGTAAAGACTTTGATAAGCCGATGAACATCAACGGCAGAGATGCCAACAAAGGATGGTACAATCTTGTACTATCTATTGCCGAATTAAAGATGTATATCAGAGGATTAAAACCACATAGAAACTACACTCTCAAAGGTGTGAAAGCATACTTTGGATTAGATATGTTTAAGTACAACAAGCATGAGTTGTTAAACTGCCTAGAATCGTTCAAGAGACAGCTTGAGGATTATAATGGCATGGACACTCAAAGCGAATAGATACTCTGATGAGGACTCAATGTCCGAAACGAGCAGCAATGCTCGTCAGTATCATAAGATACCAATTAAAACAAACAAAATGAAAAAATCAAATTATGCATCAGTATTATATACTTGCTACGAGTTAAGTAAGAACAATGTTCTTGGAGTAACTTATGAAGAATCTAAGTGTCCTGAATCATTAGACAGAAGTACACCTGAATCACACAGCATTGAGATACTTAAGCTAACCTTAAACAATGATGATGTGACAGAAAAGTTAGAGGGAATATGGGAGGAGATTATAGAACACATTGCTAACGAAAACAATTAGAATCATGAGAAAAAAATATATAGTTATCGATACATGGAACGGAGATGGATATTCTTCAGAAAATGGAGTAGATACAAAACAATTCGCATACAAAAAATCAGCATTCAAATGGGCTTATAAAAGAGCATTGAGCAATGCTGATGGAGATGCAAAATATGTAACAAGATACTCTGATGAGTATGCACAAATAGACAAGGGAGCAGAGGGAGACGGATATTTTTTTGATAGTTATGACGATAATTGTGGTAGCTATCAAGTATGGGAGTTAAAAGATGCATATGCGTTTGTGATTCTATGTAATGTAAATGATTGTGCAATGCTCACAAAGGAACAATTTGAAGAGCAAACAAAATCGTTAGATGATGAATACGGAGAGGATTTAGAAGAGAATTCACATACAGAAGAGAATGGAGATAAATTTTATAATTCTCTTGTTGATGACTACGATTATCAATTTAGACTAATTAGTAACTTAAAATAAATAAAATGGCATACAATGAATTCGATGAATTAGAAAAAAATATTCAGCATTGGTACTACACATATCAAACCATACACAAAAAGATCTCGAGTAGTGTTTTTAAATCTTGCTCTAAAGATGAGTACAACCAGTATGAAAATGCGATTGCTAAATTAAAAGAAGTAAAGAAGAAGTACGGAACTATAGATATTACAGATATAAAAGATTTACATCGTTAATTTGTGTTTGTTTGTTCTGCGAGATGCCTCACTATGAAAGTAGTGGGGATTTCGTGGTACAAGACAAATATTAATTAAAATTAAATAAAATGAAAGCAAATCAATTATTAAAATTTCTGCAAGATGTAGAACAACAAGTAAATTCTTATGGAAGAACTTTGGAAGATGTTGAAGTAAACTTTAGGAGAAGTGATGATTCTGACATTGAACAAACAGATTTCGTAGGGGTGGATTTATTTGATGAAGAATCAAATAAAATAGTAGAGAGTATAGTAATAATGGGTAAATATTAAATTAAATAAAATGGGATACAATACAGATTGGAACGGACAATTAAAAACTAATAGAGCATTCACTACACAAGAATTAATAGAATGGGAAGTAATAGTTGAAGAGAGACATGATGATGAATTTAAATACGGAGACGAAAGAAGAGAGTTTCCATCAATATGGTGTGGATTTGAGATTAAAAACATTACTGATGATTCAGGAACTTATGGAGTATTTAGATGGATGGGTCATGAGAAGACATATCAGGGCAAAGAATGGACAATATTCTTTTTGCAAAAATGTATGGAATGGAGCCATAATGAAGAAATATATGCAGAGGGTGTTTTGGAATGGAGAGGAGATGAAGAGGATGATATGGGGGCTCTTGTAATTGAAAAAGCAAGTGACTTAGATGACGAGGGAGCCATGATGATGATGCATATAGAAAAGGTGGAATTTTCCTACAAAAGAGAGAAGACTGCATATATATATGATGCAAAAAAAAGAGGATATAAAGTTCTTAAATCAAATGTGCGTT